GGGTAATTTTTTTATTAAGTTTCTATAATTGTTTTTTACTTCTTGTTTCTTTTTGTTTATAGCATTATTAGCTATAGCAAAAGGTTTAAATAATTTTTCTTGAAAAAACGCTTGTTGATTTTCACCTAACGCACCTTCAGACAAATATCTATATGTAAACATTTCTAAATCATAAGCAGATGCTGGATATATTTTATCTAAAATACTAAAGTGGCTTCTACCTCTGATAGTACCTTCTGCTCTAGAAAATACTTTTTGTGATTCAATACCTGTTTTAGACTCTATTATATCGTTAAACGTTTTGTTTAAATCTATATTAGGTCCCGTTAAAGAGTATTTTCCAGGCTCTATCTCTATCAAGTTACCATTTAAATCATTAGGATAACTTTCATTTATCTCGTTTATAATTTCTTGACCTAGATCTGGATCGTAGTCTGGATCTACTAAAACAGACTTTCCACCATTTACTAACAAGCCTTCAGGATAAGTATCAAACATAGCTTGAACGTCGTTTACTATTTGTTGACCATCATCAACAAAGTATATATCACTAAATCCGTCCCATATTAAGTTTTCTTCTATCCACCTTGCTTTGTCTGTTCCTTTTACAGTTATAGGTTTACCATCAGGACCCGTAACACCTAGACCAGTTATGTTTTCTAAAGGTAAGTTTATACCGTTAGACTTCAACCACGCTTGTATTGCTATGGCAGCTTCTGGTTGTCTTGCTGTTAATATTAACACGTTGTCAACGCCATATTTTTCTATTTGATTTCTAAACTTTTCAAACAAAGGGCCTTTTTCACTTTCTTTTACATTAACAAAATCATCAAAGTTAAATTCATAACCCTTATTAGTAAGATCAACAACAACACTGTGAAACTCGTCTGATTTAATTTCTTTTCTCCCTAACGTTGGGTGAGTTGCAACTATAATATTAGCACCACCTTCTTCTAATGTACCATCAAAATCAAAAACACTAGCACCACGCTCAATACCATTTATTCTTTGTGTTCTTATATTTGCTATAGCAGTTTCTTTCTTTATAGAGTTTACAATCTGTTGCTTACGATCAAGATCTAAAAGTATACGCATCTGCATATCTTTCATATTCTCACCGTATATGCTAGTGTATTGCATTAGCGTCTTAGCATCTAACAGATTAAATCTATATGTGTCTGATATATTTGTTTTACCAGCTTTGTCTATAATATCAAAATGACCATTGTGTCCTAACACTTGACCATAACCAGCTAGCTCAACATCTAGCATAGCATTAAATAAAGCGTCGTTTACTTTACCGTCTTTATAATCATACATTAACTGTATTACATTAGCATCAACCTTTGACATAGACGCAGCATGCTCACCTTTAAACAAAATTACTTTTTCGCCTTTACTGTTTTCTGTCCATGTAACGCCTTTGTCTTTAGGATTAAACTTAAACTTACCATCTAGCAAGTTGTAACCGTCTAACCTTGACAACCCTCTAAAACCACCAACTAAATTTGATTGTAGCTTAAACAACTGTAGTAAAGCGGCTTCGTCTAATTTACCATCTTTTAATTTAACAGCCATAGCTTTGTACACAAGTTTTAAAGCGCCCATGTTAGCCTTGTTAGCTTTTTCTATTCTATCTGTTAAATTTGTTTCCTCTATTATTCTTTGTGCTTGTCTTTTTGTTATTTCACCTTTAGCAATACGTTGGTTTAAATTTATAATCTCTTTAAATATACCGTTACTTTTTAAAGGAGTAGACTTGTTGTATATAGATATATCTTTAGGGTCAAAATCTAAAATAACACCAAGTTCCTCAGCTGACTTAGATAAACTCTTTACATCTTCAAAATCCTGTAAGTATTCACCTTTATTATCTTTTGCTGTTATATCTAAAAATCTACTACCACCTTTAAAGCCTAGCATTTCGTAAACAAACGGACCTAGCTCACTAGGTAAAGATGTCATTAGTTCTTTTGCGTTAAGAACCATTTTATCTTTTATATCTTTTCTATCTCTTATACTTACGTTTACAACGTTAGATAAAACATCTTTGCTTATACCTGGCACATTTGTTTTTATAAATTGCACAAAGTCTCTTGTTTCTGCGTCCATAACTAACTTAGAACTATACAAGTTACTTACAAAGTTTTTTATATCTTGAGGTACATTTTCAAAAGCCTCATTGTTTTGTATAAAGTCTATAATAAAATCAGCATCCTCTTCGTTTTTATACATAGGTAAAACAGACCTTTGTATTAAGTTCATTTGTTGTAACAAGTAAGTACTTTCATAACTACCGCTAAGAGTTTGCTCTTTACCACCAGGTATCATATCACCAACTATAGAGAACTTAACATCCATACCTCTATCAATCATCATAGCAGCTTGCATTATTTGTTGCTGATCAATACCGTTAGCAGATTTAAAATCAGGATTATTTGTAGCCTGCATAACAGCATCTTTAAACAAAATATCAGATAGATGTTGCAACGTGCTTCTTGTTGTCATATCCATTCTAACTATATCGTGTATATCCTTGTTACTCAAACCTTGAGCTTGAAGATCTGCTATTTGATTTGTTTTTAATAGTTTTTCTAAAAATGCTGCTCTTACCTCGTCTGTAAACTCTTTCTTTTTTCTTAAGCTTGTACCAGAATATATATCACCGGTTTTTAAATCTTTACGCATTTTTGCTTCTTCAGCAGACATACGTTCTGAAATAATATCAGTAAACTCAGTAAAGTTTTCGTTCATTACTTTCTGAGGTAGTTGGTCGTATATAAGCTCTGCGTTTTCTGTTATAAAATCTATATAACTTTGTGTTGGTAAATAATTTTTTATAACACCACCTTCAAAATCTTTTTTAAGTTGATTAAAAAACTTTCTACCTTCTTTACGTATTATAGACTTAAAGTTTTTATCATACACATTATCATATTGTGTAACCATGATCTCTTGAACTTTAGTAATCCAGTTTTCATACGCCTGACTACCTTTCTTTGTAACATCGTTCCACTCAAAACCAGGTATAGTGTGAACTAGCTTAGATCTTTGCTCATTGTCTTGAACTTGGTCTTGTACGTTTATAGTGTTAGTATTATCATCAACATCTATATCCATCTCGTCTAAGCTTTGTTTAAACACCTTATCAAGCTTGTCAAATATAGCGGCTTGTCTTCTTTGGGCTATACTAGGCCTACCATCTGTGCTACCAAAGTAGTAGGCAGCAAATGGAACTTTCTTTAGCGTACCAGTGTTTGGATCTAGCATTTCACCTTTCCATGTAACCATAACAGCTTTTACAAGAGACTCTAAGTTTTCAGCGTTAAACATTTCTTCGTTTAAAGTAGAGTGCATGGCATTACTTCTGTCGTATGACTTAAGTACTTCTTCAAAAGCACCCCAGTTATTAAACATTAACTGTTCTCTCCACTTTCTTGCGCCAGCCCTAACTCTTTCTTGTAAGTCTTTATCTTCACTTGTAAAAGCTTCTGCTTCTCTAATTTTTTGTTCTAACCTATTGTTTTCTTCAACTATTTCTTGTTGACCTCTGTTAGGCTTGTAGTATATGTTTGCCGCATCTCTAACTAACTGCAAGTCCATACCACCTTCACCTACTAAACTATAATTAGCGGTTTTAGAAACTATAGGCTTACCAGCATCGTCAAGTATAACAACTTGATCTTGTAGCTGAAAGTCTACAGTAGACGCAAAAGGATTATTAGAAAAGAAGTTTATAATATTTACAGGATCAACTTTAACTTCTGTATTTGTTTCACCATATAAAATACTTTGTAACTTGTCAGCAATAATTTGTAATGACTGTCTACCTTCAGATGTTAAAACACCAGGTAAAAAACTATGTTTTGTTATTTCTTTACCATCAACAGTTGTTGTTTCACTAACAATACCTCCGTTTTGTACAGCGCTCATAGCATCACCAATAGATGTTATAAGCTCTTCCATACCAGCTCTAGTGCTTAAATAATTATTTCCAAACTTCTTTCTATACTGCTCTACTCTTATGTCATATACTTTTTTAATCTCTTGCATTTGTGGATCGCTAGAGTTATTAAGTGTTTCTTCAAACGTTGTTAACAAATCTTTTATTTCAGTATCTGTTTTTGTAGACAATATTACGTGGTCAAACTCATGTTGCATAGTGTTACTACTAAAAACATTACCACGGTTAATGTTTGACTCTATTGTAGCCTCGTTCATTAAGGCAACGCCTTGAGCTGGTCCAGTTATTCCGTTTTCTGCTAACAAAGCTTGTACTTCCTCTGGCTTTAATATAATTGCGTTTGCTTCTCCGTTTAAAAACGCAGCGCCAACAGTTTGTATTTGTTCATCTGTTAAGCCAATACTTTTTAAATACGCAACAGCGTCTTGTGTATTTTTTTTAACAACAGCCGTATAACCATTGCTAGCGTCACTGTTTATCTCAGCGGCCTTAGTAAGTGTTTTTGTTTTATAATCGTTAAGATGATTTAATTTAGTCCTTTCGTACTCTAAAAAAGTAATTCTTTTTATAGCAGCGTCTAGCTGTTCTTGATTTTTAACCTTGTCAAAATCAGAGGCATAATCTTGTCCAAATCTTTTTTTAGCTTTTTGTTTTTGTTGGTTTAGATTTTGTAACTGTATTTTATTTTGTTCTATAGAAGCTTGAGTTTCAAAAACCTCTTTAATTATTTGTGAATCACTCCATATTCTATCAGCGGTATAACCACCATTTTCTTTACCAAGACCAGCAAATGTTTCTTGAACAGCATCTACAAGCTGCATTCTTTCTGCAAAAGCGTCTTGTGTTATTTTGTCGTTAGCTCTAGCGTCTAACAAAGCTTTTCTTTGGTTGTCACAAAACTCTATAATTTTACCAGGTTCAGCATTCATTGCTGTTACCTTATTGTATACAGCGCCTGTAAACGAACTTAACGTGCTACCAGTACCTAAAAACACAGGCGTAGTTAACAAAGCTGTAACACCAGAGTTTATAGTACCGTTAAAACTATGTTGATAAGTTTCAATAGTATTACCTAAATGATACTGTGTGTTTTCTTCTTGCATTGCTTCTATAAAACTTTCTACTAAAGTAGCGGTTGAAACGTTTTTTATACCACTTTTAAGTCCTAAGTTTTGAACAGCTGCTTTTGCGTTACCTCTAACTAAAAGACCCCAAGCTTTAGGTAGATTTTGTATAACTGGTTTACCAACTTTACCAATAAAAAATAAATTAGAAACATTATCTAACATCATGTTAACACCACCAACTGTAAATGCGTTATTCATTATTTCTGGTCTAGTGTCAATAAGATTGTTCAGTTCTCTTTTCTTTTCTTCCAATGACATGTTGTTCCATCTGTCTACACCAAACTCTTCCATACCCGCTTGTTCTAAAGCTTCCATGTAAAAACCACCAGATTCAGCTAAAAATGTATACATACCACCAGTAAATATACTAGCAAGCATAGTCATACCAGTGTCACCTAAAGCAGCCTGCCAATTGTCTGCTGTTACATTCCAGTTACCGTTTTCATCATATAACGCTGAGTTTGAATAAGTTAGCTCACCTAACGTGTTTTGAAAATCTTTAGCTTTCATCAAGTCTTCTATTATCTCCATGTCTAAAGCTATTTCAACCAACTTGTACTGGTTGTCTATTTCTTTGTATGCGTCTTCTAAGTTATCAAACCTAACGTTCATCATAAACCCTGTACCTTCTTCGCCAAACATGGCGTTTTCGTTTCTAGGGTCTGCCTTACCTAGTATTTTATATTTATCTAAATAATCTCCAGTTGGCATTTCCGCAAACCAAACAGGTATATCTATATAACCTTGTTTTTCTATTTGCTCTCTATCAAAATTATACCTTCTATTTAACGGCATGCCAGACGTGGTATAATCCCATTGAAACTTGTCATATTCGTCTAATGCATCTGTTTGTTCTTCTATTAAGTGTATAGTTGGGTCTAACCGTGTTGCAATGTTATATTCTGCACCTATCCAGTTTCTAAAAACGTTATCACCTTTTCCGCTCTGCCAATCTGCAAAGCTGTTCTTTTGCTTTAGCAAAATAGACTTCTGGTTGCTGTTGTTTAAAGCATTGAACTGATTTAGCTGCATAGGCGCTTTTAAATCTATAAACTTCCAAATGTTGCTTAGTACATCGCTACTACCTACAAACTCTCCATATCTATCGATACGACCTTCGTAAGCAGAAACGTCTTGTATTACAGGGTCAAAAACACTGTTAACAGCATAATCAATACTACCAATAATTTTTCTTAATTCAGAGTTACCGTTTATTACGTCTTCTCTTAAATCTTTAAATCTTTTTTCAAATATAGCGGCAGCACCTGCTACCCAGTTTTCATCGTCTTTAAAACCAGTTAACACACCGTTTTGATCGTATATAGGCTCTGGATTATACTCGCTAAATACTTCTTGTAATAAGCTTCCTTTAAGCTCGTTTAAAGTAACTTCTATTTGAGCCATAGCGGTTTTATATCTATCGCTCTCCATTACCATACCCATTAAATCTATGTACTTTGCATTTTTTACTCTCATCAATTCATCAGAAGTTAAATCACCCGACTCGAGCATTGCTTTCCAATTACCGTTAACAACCGCTTCAGTCATCATATCTTCATAATCATATTGAAGCTGAATCATTGCGTTTTCATTTATCAGAGTTCTATGTTTTGCGTTACCAGCACCAACACCCATCATGTTCATAGCACCAGAATAAATACCCCAATCAAAGTTTTCACTATAACCCGGGCTATCAGGATTTGATAAGTAATCTATTTGAGAGTCAATAATATCATTTATAAAATCAGCTCTTTCTTGATTAGTCAATGCGCCTTGACCTCTATTTACATTTCCACCTTTACCTGCTCCGTAATTAATAATACCCCAATCATCAAAAGAAATTTCTTCTACCGTTCCGTCTTTATAAGTAAACTCTAAGGCGTCAAAACCAGGGGCTACTTCTTTAATTTTAACATTTAAAGGTTTTAGTTTTACATTTAATTGCTCTCTTAATTTTGTTTCATCTACCTTACCTTCAAAATAACTTGCATCTACATAATATTGGTTTTTAACTCTATCTCTAGCATCTAAAAAATTATCTAATTGTCTTTGTTCGTCTGTATATAGTTTTAAATACTCTTCTGCCGATACGTTTTTTATATTACCATTTTCATCTATAACTTGATAAGGACTTGAACCATAAATATCACCTCCATAGTTAATTTTATTAAATTCCCCTTCAGATGTTGGTGGTGGTGATTTATCTACCGTGTCTTTTATAGAATCCGAAGAACCAGGTTCCAAATTTAAACCCGTACTCTCTGACGCTGTACTGCTCGACATCACATTCGCGCCTGTTGACGTGATGTCGCTCGTCTTTCCCACAGAAGGAACGTTACCGTACTCGCTGTCTGGAGTGTTTCTTAATATTTGTAATTCTTCTTCTGACGCACCTTGAGCTTTTGCGTTAGCTATTACTTCGTCTTTTGTCATATTATTTAATTTCTTTTAGAGTATTTTGCAATTAGTTCTCTAGCTTTATCTCCTGGAGTTCTATCTATCTTGCCTGTTTCAGGGTCTATAACACCATATATGTCTGCCATAACATCAACTATGTAATCAGTTAATAACATACCTAAAACTTCTGTGTTAGCAGGGTCTTTCATCCAAGTTGAATCAGTTGGTAGTTTTTCACCTGTTATAGGGTGTGTATAAAACTTTGGTTTTAAACCTTCTTCGTATTGATCTGCAAAAGATTTTGTTCTACCATCACCAGCTAAATCTGTAAATGCCGTACCTATAGTGTTATTAGGTCCAAACTCATTTATATTGTTAGCAACAACTTTTCTAGTCCATTCCTTGTCAAAACCTGCGCCTAGCTCTTTTTTCTTATGCGTGTCTTCTGCTAACTTCCACACCATATTTTTAGTACCATAAGGTTCTGTAATAATAGGCGCTGCACCCATCATTGGATTAGACATGTCTTTCATTTTGTGTTTTTTAATTTCTGGCTCACCATTTGGATCTTGAAAATTAGGTGTGCCAACAGCAAATAATAAATTACCATTTACATCTATTTCAGCTTTTGATAACTCACCAAATATAGCTGAGTTTAAAAAATGATTAGCGTCTTGAGTACCTTTATTCATACCAGGAACAATTTTTTTAAATTCCATTTTGGCTTTTTTATATAAATCTACATCACTTCTTAAATTCATTAATGATCGCTGCACGTGTTCTATTTCGTTGTTTATTGACATGTATTGATCGCTAGCTTTGTCATATTTTTCTAACTCATTTCTTAAAAAATCATAATCTTTTCTTTTAGTTAAAACAAAGTTTTTGATAACAGGATTTAAAGATTCTGGTATATAACTAGGGTCGTTAAAATGTATATCTGTATAACCGTCTAGGTTTTTAAGTGACTTTGCTATCACCTCAGAAAACATTTGTTTCATGATTAACCCAGCTTCTTTATTTTTATCGTTTCCGTTTGCCATAATAATATTGTTACTTTAAATCGTCTGTTAAGCTAAACATGCTACCAATACCTTGATACATTTGTTGCTGTGCTTCTTGGTGTGCTGTTTTAGCGGTACCTAACCTATTAGTAGCCATAGCTAATAATGTATTAGTTTTGTTTTTCTCTAAAGCTCTTGATTGTTCAGCGCCAGCACGCCTTGTCATATCTGCTTTAAACTCACCTTGTCTTTCTAGTTTTTGTATTTGACCAGCTTGTTCTGCAGCAGCTCTTTGATTAGCAGCTTCTTGCTGTCCTATAGAAGCGCTAGCTCTTTGTGTTGCTAACTGACCTTGATTTGCCATAGCTTGAGCTAAACCAGCTATACCACTACTACCAGCTGCACCCGCCATTTGGTTCATTATGTTTGATCTTTGTTGTGCTCCTTGCTGTGCTTCAAACTGAGCTTGCTGTTGATTAACTGTTAAGTCCTCCATAGTGTTTTGCATATTAGCATAGGGATTAGATACGTCACCATATAGGTTGCTAGTGTCTAAATTCATAAAAGCTCTTTTTTGAGTATCATACTCATCTTGAGCTTCTGCTATTGCCTTTTTTCTTTTACCTCCCCAGTCGTAAGCAGCCAAAGCATCTATAGCTCCACTTATAAGTTTTAAAGGACTATTTTTATAATTTCTTGCCATAATATAATATTTATCTATTTATAATTACATTTTTTACAGTTTATTTACTACTTTCAACAAAATCACTAGCTATAGAAAATATTTCAGAATAATCTGTAGCGTTGTTTCTTAGTTTAACTAATGAATAATAACCTAACAAACTACTTAAATTTGCTTTATTATCTTTACTAAACATAATAAAACTATTTGATGTTGGTGGTCCATATTGAGCTGCTAGATTATCATCAAAATCAGCTTCTATTATAGACACCGTGCCGTTCCACGGTATAATAGCGGTAACAGGACCTATCATAATAACATCTTCTCTATCACCAGAAATATGAGGTGTTGTAGTTTGCGCCCATGTTCTAGGTTGACCTACAGGCGTGTTATCTATATAATACACAACGTCACCTACTTGTACAGATACATTTAATTCATGATTAAAAACTAAGTTTATTAAAGCCATATTATTTTACTGTTATATATATTGTTTTTTCATCACTAGTGTTTGCGCCATCTCCTAGTGTAAATTTTATTGTATCAGTTCCAACAAAACCTTTGTTTGGCGTGTAAAGTTTAATTCTTGTGTTGGTAAATGTACCTTCACCGTCAACCGGTCCTGTTCCTTCAATTGAACCTCTTTTAGGTTCTTTTGTTATAGTTAAAACTTTGCTATCTTTATTATAATCAGTATCGTTTCTTACAAAGTCTATAAGACAAGTTAATCCTTTGGCACCGGTCGTGTCGTCTTTAGTAGCGGTTACATATTGATCTTGCGCGTTTGGTTTGGTGGTTATTATATCACCGACATCAAAAGAAAAAGTAACATCATCACTGTTAAAGTGTAAATCATTAATAGTCGTTGTTATTTTAACGGTAGTATCACCACTTTTATCAACATGCATTGAAGCGTTAATTTTAGGTTTATACGCCTTGTAAACGTCAAGAACTGTTGTTTTAGGTAGTTTTATACAAGAGTTTAACACTATAGTATTATCATTTTTTACTTCAATTATATCACCACCATCTTCATAAGTAAACGTTAAATCAGAATAATAATCAAAAAGATGTTGAGTTGTTAGCTCAATACATTTATTAGAATCTATACTCAATATCTCTGTATTAAACTCTACTCCTTTTGTATCGACACCTTCAACAAGCATGCCTACATATAAATCATAAGTATCTTCTAATTCAATTTTATTTGTTAGTATATCTAAATCTCTATCACAATGATCGCAAGGTTCTTTTAAATGCTCTTCAATATCAATAATTTTTGTTATTGTTTTAGTTACTGTATGCTTACCTTCAACTCTCATACCTGGCTCCATATCACTGTTTGTAAATGTTGTTGAACCGTCTGTAGATGGAGCTGTAATAGCAATAAACTCACTTAAACATTCACCAAGTTCGTTGCTAACTTTTCTACCTACAATTTGCTTTTTAATAACAGCTGTATTGGATATAATGTTTTCAAAAATAATGTTTGGTTTTTTATAATATTTATCACTACCAGAACTTCTAGTTATTGTTGTTTCATGTACTACCGGAGCATAATTAGGTAGATCTTCAAAGTATCTATTAGTTTTACCCGTTACAGTAGTACTAGTTGAGGTTATAGTAGCGTTTGTTATTGAGCCACTTGGTATTCCAAAAGTAACTACTGGGTCTTTATATTGATAAACCTTGTAGTTTAAAACGCTGCCCTTGTAATACTCTGTACCAGCAAAAAACGAAGTGTCAGCACTAGGTGTTATTTTTATACTATAAATTTCTTTAGCTTTGTTTTTGGGTAAAGAACCTATATTATATCTATATATGTATTCACCGTTAAAACTTATATTCTTAGCTTTTTTGTCTAAAACATTACAACCAGAACTATCTTCAATAGATATGTCTACTATAACCTTACCCATAGAGTTAAGTTTTATAACTATCTCTCCACCAATTGCATCTAAAATTAATCTACCTTTTTGAGATTCGTAAGAAACATAGTTGAACGCTGTTGATTCGTTTAGTTTTAAAACATCTTTGTTATTTACAAAAACTTTATATATATATTTATTGCTAACGTCTTGATAACCAGGAAGATAATTTACAATACCGTCTTTAATATATTCTGTGTAAACGTTAGAACCTTGACCATATATATTATCCCAAAGTAAAGCTCTTGCAAAAGTAGGAAAAACTGGTGCGTCGTTTACTTTTTTATCAAACTTAAGCAAGTCTCTAAGAAAATCTATTCCTTCTGGTAAATCGTCAAACCCTCGTTGTTCGTCATCTTTAGATGCTAATGGATTTTTTTCACTAAATAAAAAATCATCTATATACTGCGTGTTACTACTTAATCTATTTTGAAGATTTTTTAAAGATGTTTTTGGTATATAACAATTAGAAAAAGAAACTAAAGAATCAACTAAAGAACTTGTAACATCAGAAATATTTTCTTCTACAAAAACAACGTGAAAAGTATCAAACTTAAAATCATCTTGATGACAGTGAAAATCACCTGTGCAAACCCATTTATCACCAATTGTAGGTGAAAGTCCACCTATCGTATGGTTAGCTATGTGAGTAGGTGCTATATACTGTTTTAGTCCAAACGCATCTCTTTCACAAGCTATATCACCATTAAAGTCATACATAGCATAAGAACCACAAGGACAAGATATTGTTTTGTATAATTTTTCTTTACTTTGTATTGGAGATACTACTCTTTCACCACCACTAGTTTCTATGATGTCTTGCTTTACAGTTTTAGGCCTTACCCATTGTTTACCGTCCCATATACACTCTGGACAATTTTTAGGTTTTGGACGTCTTGGAGGTTGTTTCTTTTTTTTCTTTTTCTTTGGTTTTTTTATTTTAGGAGGAGTATAAGGGTTTGGCGTGTCGTTATCATCAACATTAGGCGTTTCACCATCATCATCATCATCATCATCAACAACAGGCTCTTCAACTGGTTCAGCTGGACCTGGGTCTTCAGCAGGATCTTCACTTGGTAGTGCAGGTTCAATAGCAGGTTGTTCGTTTTCACCTTCGCCAGCATCGTTTGCAGGCGCTGGGCCGCTATAATGCTTAGGGCTTAAAAAATAAGGGTGTAATTTTCCAAAAAAATATATCATAACTATTATCCTTTATTGTGAACTAACACACTGTTTGCAAAGAAGGTTTTGTGTCTATCGAGTGTAAATATGTATGTCTTACTATCTCCATCAACCTCTTTGATATTAGTTAGTGTTACTTTATTTATATTATTATTTTCATTAGTATAGCAAACATCGCCAACTTTTAAATCATCTGCGTATGATACCCAACCTTTTTGCTCTACATAGTAAGGGTGGTCCGAAGTATTTTTTGTTGTAACCCCGTTGCTAAAAGTAAATTCAACCATGTTTTTTGAAACTTGCGATCGTGTAGCTACTACAACAGCATCGGATAACTCTTTGTTTTCTTGATCGTAAGAACTTACTATATCTCCAATCACAACATTTTCAATGTTTTTACTTGAACCATCTGCTAATAACACTTTAGTGTCACCAACAAAACAATTTGGAAGAGTACAATGAAACGGATCGTAGTAACAAAGACATAGGCTGTCTGCGTGACAAGGAAGACCATTAGGACCAAGTTGAGAGTACTCCATTGAAGATGGGTGACAACAACCTCCCCACGCTATATCAGTAGAACTAACCGTACCACAATTAGCTAGACATGTTGCCTGGTCACCATATACAACTGTACTTCCGTAAGTACCAACAGGGCTAGAGGTTGGAATACAATTTTGAGAACCAGCAGGACCTTCACATGCGTAGTTTTGTCCAACTGGACTAATATTACAAACAGCTTGACAAGCGGCTAATGTAGCATATTGACCATTACCAGTTCCAGGATCAACACATGTTCCATTAATACAATCATAACTTAAAGGTTCTTCACCCACACCAATCCTATGGCAAGCTGTTATACAGTCTTGAAGATTTGTGTAAACGTTAGGGCCTAAAGGTGTATAACCCGGCATACAAGAATTAGGGTCACCTGGTATGCAAGGATACGTAGTCTGTGGTGGCGGTGGGCCACAAGGATTTGTAGCTGGAACAACACAAGGATCACACAGTGTAACATTAGTTCTATCGCAGTTTTTATCGTCATATTGACCATGACCACTTTGATTATAAGTACTAATAATACCATTACAAGTTTCAACACCAGCAGCTTCCATACTAGTATGTATAACATATCTTACAGCATCTAAATCAATTCTATAACCAGTTGATGAGTCAAACTGATGAGGTGCGGTTTGACAAGTTCCAGTAGTACAACCAACATCAATAAGATCTGTCACGTTTGTTATTACTCCTGTTGCAATAGCAGTGTCAATGTAATCTCTCCAAGTAAAGAAGTTTTGAGGTTGCTGGTACCAACCATTAAGATCTATATGGGAAATTCTTAAATTCATATAGGTTCTAATTGAAGGATTTAAATAAGTTTGGCTTCTATAAAACTTATAATCTCTTGTATCCGTGTCTATTCCATAAGTACGAACAAAAGACTCCATCATTGACTCGTTATTTACAAAATATGGCTCGTTAGGTAAATTTACACCAGGACCACCACAATCATAACAAGTCGTAGGTCCACCAGTACTATTAGACGCACTTACAAGACCGTTCAAGGCATTTGTAATTATAGTTATTTCTGAGCCCGTGTACACACCAGCGTTTAATTGGTTTTGGTAACCAACACTAGCATCAAAAAGTGTTAGACCGCCGGTATCACAATCATAAATACAACTACCATCATCATAATTAGCATTTGGATCCCAATTACAAGCACAAGGATCTGTACAACCACCTGTTTGGTAATTAGGATTACAAGGTGAGTTTGGATCCGTTTGACAATCAGTAAGTGCGCTTGACCCTGTATATTGCCCGTTACCAGTACCTGGATCTACACAAGTATGTATACCATTTACCAGTACACAATCATAAGTTACAGGTGGTGGAGGCGGTGGGTCTTCGCATAATATTTCAAACGTATAATCGTAATCACAATTAGTATCAATATCAATAATCTTATAAGTATAAATACCAGGTGCTAAATTGTTAACAATAATACTAGTAACACCAGAAACATTAGCTGACGTGTGTATTAAGTTATTATTACTATCAAACACTTGTACAAACCAATTAGTAGGATTTATACTATTGTTTGTTATACCAAGTTCAGCCGCACCAGTATTAAAATAATCTCCTAAATTACATCCACCAGGCCTATTACTTATTATATGTGTTAATGCAGGTGGCGTTGGAACAAAAGGACCCGCACAAGGTGGTGCGCAATTTTGTTGACACACAGCAAGTGATGGATATTGACCAGTACCATTAAACACCTCTACGCAACTACTGTTTATACAGTCCCAAGTAGAAACTGTTTGGTATATACAACTGCAATCATCAGCTTGAGCTCCAGCGTAATAGTTTGAAGCAGGACCAACCCAACCAGCTGGTCTATCTTGGGTAATCCACGGATCAGTTGTAATACCATCGTCCATACAACCAAAAACTATAGCCGTGTTTGAAGGCGGGTTAATGTTTTGACATTCAAAAAAGTATGCCTGTGATTCTGGACAACACCTTGATTCAACACACTCACAATAAGTAGAAAATTGACCAGTACCATCTCCAGGATCAACGCAACCAGCTTGAGGATCACAATTATAAGATTCTTCTGGCTGTCCACAACCACCCTCAATACATTGTTGCATTGTAGCGTAAGCACCACCAGGGCCTTGTATTTCTGTACACCTTGCACCTCCAGGCGAAAACACTCTTTGACAAGGAGAGGTGTATATAAGACTGTTTCTTCTGTTTGCATTAGAGCCAGCTGGAACAAAAGACGTATTGTGCCAAGCTACATACCAAGTACCCCAAAAGTTTTGATATGCCATTCCAGGAGATGGAGCTGGAAAGTTAGTTGCGTTTGGACTAGAGAAAAACGATCCGTAATTAGTAGCAACCCAGTTTATCATTTCTGCTACAGTATCACACTGAAATAATAAAACAGGTGTAGAATCATAAGAGTATAAACGGATGTCATCATATTTTTGGTACCAACCTTGTGATTGATCGTTTGGATCTACCCAATCAGGATTAGAACCTGGTGTAAGAGAGTTGTAAGTCGCATTATTTGTACCTGGTAGACCAGCTATAAATTTATAATCACTTCTTTTCTTGTTAACATTACCTGGTAAAAACCAATAGTCTTCATCTCTAAAATGACCTGGGTGTACAGTATAGTTACCTGGATTGTAGTTCCCTGGAGGAAGTGGAAGTAAAGTTCTATTATCACAATCTGATACAGATCCAGCTGGCTGATTTATACAGTCATAACTAACTACATCTGGACAGTCAGCACACTCAACGTCAAAAGCATTACCTATACCTTGAAAAGAAAACTCTCTAGGATCTATGTTACCAGCTGTACCATCATTTAACCACTCTGTAGCAACACCTTTTATTTGACTAAACCACTTGTCTTCTTTGTCCCAAAACTCCATCACACCTAACTCTTGAACATCTGATATCATTTCGTTTACATACCAACCTTGCTTTAAATAATTATCATAGTAATCAGGGTTGTTATTTAAATCAGGTGTTACTCTTGATTGTGTACCTTCATAATTTAAAGTTTTAAAACTCTTTATTACGCCAGGTGCTTGGTTAAATAAAACATCAACACTAGACTCATACTGAACATTGTAAAAATTATTTCTAATTTCATTGTCATGATGTTGATATAAATTACCTTCAAAATAAGTATAGTAAGAGTTATTTAAACTTAAACCACTTTCTTTTATAAAAGATTTAAAACTAACCCAACCATTTGCAGGTTCATTAAAAGATAACGTCTTAGGCATATAACCATAACTTGGAGTAATATAACCAGATTTATTTACCTTAGTTAATGTTATGTTATATTCGTTTTTATTATCATCAAAACTACCAATAATTCTGTTGTAAGAAGGTAGATTATCAGCAAACCAGTCTTTCATACCTAAGTTAGATATTGCTGTTAATCCGTCTTGAGATAGCCTAACGATAGCGCCTCTACTTGTGTCTGAAAAATAAGATCTATAAGAATCACTTGCAAAAGATTCTGGATTTTGAGATATACCAAAGTCACCAACAAAAGGTCTTATATTTCCAAGAACTCTATTTGTTGAAACTAAATTTGTATTACCATCAGCATTAAATAAAGCATCTTTATTAGCTAAAACTTTTAACACTCTATCTTCACAAAAAGCAACTAAGTCATTATCTCTAACATGCATTTTTTGTATACTACCATAAACAGGGTTTGCGTCTTTTGTTATGGCTTCTGCTTGTATAAACTGGTTTAAATTGTTAACACCACTTTTAGAGTTATATATACCAGACCATATAAAACCACTTTTTCTTCTATCTTCTAAATAAGGCTCTTCTAGTGTTGTAGATGCTTTAGGTCCATTGTCTATTGTAACTTGGTTAAAGTCATCACGTATTCTATCAGACTCAACACCATTACCAAATGAGTAACAATTAAACCAAGGCACCTCTATCATTTTACTATGAACACCAACGTCATCATTAAAAGAGTTACCAACTAACTCAAACCAAGTACCGTTATTATTGTATGTACCAACACCAACATGTGCTTCTGTAGTGCTTCCGTCTGCTCTGTAGAATATTAAATAAGCACCTGTAGTAGGTAAAATATGTGCAGGGTTGTTAGCGTCTAAAACATTACCTAAAGTATCTGCTAGCTGAACAAACCTACCATGCGCAGCGTAAACTCTCATATCGCTATTACCACCAGCATTTAAAGATATTGTTCCAGCGCTGTTACCTATTGGTGGCGCAGGATCCCAACATTGCACATAAGAGTTTTTAGAAATGTCTTCGTGTACAGCGCCAACAAATTGCTCTATTGTTCTATCGTTTAAGTATATAGGGTATTTATGACCTACTTCGTAATAAATATCTAAACCAACATCTTCTTTAGGTTCTGTTTCCCATATAGCAGGGTTAGTGCTACTAAATTTACCTTCACCAGGTGTGAAAGGTTCTACTATCTCCCAAGTTACACTACCAGGCGCTGGTGTTATAGCAATGTTATCAGAGCTCCATCTTTTGTATTGAGGTATAAGTGTTTCTGTTGTTGAGCCGGTTCCAGGATTCCAAGTCCAGTTACCAGTAGGTTCTGTGTAACCAGTGTGCATACCGTCAGGTCTAATGCCAGGTGCTGGATCTACAAAAGCAGCGTTTGTGCTAGGATCTATTGTTATAGCTGTAGCTGTATGATCAAAGTGTGGAGCAAAAGTAGGATTATTTGTTGGTAAATAATTATGACCAGTACCACCAAGTGGTATTGTAGGATCACTTAACGTCTCTGCTTTAAATCTAAATCTTCTTCTTTTATTTTTTGATTTTGCCCAATCATCAACAAGGTTAGGAAATTTATAATGCTCAGGATAATTAGGTATAAGTCCCCAAGCGTTTGATCCAGATGTACCAGTATGATTACAACCACACCCTGTACCAGCTGTAATAGAGCAAGATGTGTTTACTAAAGTCCAAGCAAGCCCACCACCACAAGGAATACAACCCCCACAACACGTACCGCTAGCAGTATGATTTCCAATATTTCTTGTTACCCAATCTGGTTTGTCATCTTCTTTATCTCCGCTACCCCAGCAATATTCAACTCTATGAGTGTGATTATTAATTAAATAATCTGCAAAGCTTACATAATTAAAAAGAACTATACCAGGATTACCATCAAAATCTAAACCTTCATTAGTCCATTGAGCACTAGTATAAGGAGTTGATGTTGTAGACAAACCTGTCATTGCCACGGTTTTATATAAAACTTGATCTGGATCTTCTTTCCATCTCCATATAGTACCAGGTGTTAAAAGCTTACCTATAAAAAGTTCGTCAGCAGCGTGCTTAGCTGCATCAACAAAATAATGTGTGGTTAGTACGTCGGCCCAGTTTCCAGATGTTGCAGTCAAACCACCATCGTCTTCATTTAAACCTGAATAAGATAAATTTATAATACCACTATTAGGATCTATACCAACACCAGGTGCTATTGGTCCTCCATCAGCAGAAGGAGTTGTTGCTAGTACGTTATTTGGTGATTTCATTTTTTTTGAACCACTTGAACCTAAATAATTGTTACCTGTAGTTCCATAAGTGTTTGTACCTAAAGCGTGTAATCTTCTATCAAACTCACCATCATCAAAATCATTGTGGTAACTACTAAAAAAGCCCCAGCAAAAATTTACTGCCCAAGCACTTGGTCTGTCTATAGCACCTGTACTTCTTTCACCCACGTTTTTACCCCAATAATTACCTTTCCAAGGTCTAAAACCTTCTACAGCATCAATAAACCAACCACTAGAAATAGCTAAAGAATTAGAGTTGTTTGTTGTTGTATCGTCACTAGCGTATTTCCAAAAATCTTGACCATGTCCAGCCGGTGCACTACTACCAGGCCTTGTCCATCTATCATCATTACGCTTGTCCATAGATATTTTGTACTTATTAGTACCAAAACCGTCCCAACCACCAGTTGCTTGTGCTGCTAGTGGATTTATGTACTGAACTTGCATGCTTGCAACAGCAATGTAATCAAGACCAGAGTTAGGTGTTATATTTAACGACTCTATTAATATATTGTCTTTTAAAACTTTTACAAAAAATCTTCCTTCAAATTCTGCTTTGTCTTCAGGTATTCTTTTTATTAATTGTAATTCACAGTTAGTTATTCTGTTTAAAAAAGTACCATCTGGCGAAGTGTGAGCCATGTCTGGTCCAAAAACTCTATCAGACTCTAACTTATAATAAGTACCTGTAGATGCGTCAAAGGTAATTTGCTTTAGTCTGTAATATTCACTTATACCAGAGGCAGACTTTACCCTCATAAAAACTTGTGATATATCTTGATTTACTAAAGACTCTTTCCAGCCAACATTTTCAAAATTACTTTTTTCTACGTATATAAAAAATCCGCCCTCTAAAGGAAAACCTGCGGCAGACAGGCCTAATGTAGCACCATCATCAATAATACCACCTTGTGATATATTGCTAAGTTTAATAAACCTAGGCGCTTCGTTAGATATTGCTATGATTTTATATCTAGCAGGAGCAGATATAAATGTATTAGCGTCATGTGCTTTTTTAAGTATTAAAAATGTTTCTTCATCTACTTTATTTCTTTCTGCAGACGGAAAACTTAACCAAATATTACCGTCCTCAGCATCGTACCAACGATCCATTGCTAAATTGTAATACTCGTTAGATGTTTCTTTTACAAATAGTTTAAAATGCGTAGCCCAGTCTGGCGGATCGTTTTTAAGTTCTACTGTTAAACTATTTTTTTTGTTTGCGTTTTCTTTTTTGTTATAAACAGATGCTTGAGAAGTTGCAGCACCTGTTGCTGTTCTACCTCTTTTGTCTTCTGAAAACACAGGTGTTTCTCTACCATATTTGTCTATATAAACAACACCAACCTGATATGTTCTTAGTGTTTTTAAAGATTTACTAGGACTGTATTTTATACTACGTCTATTTGGACCAGCTTCTACTTCTTCAGGTGATATTGAACCTAAACTTCTAGATCTTATACCTACTTTTAAATCTACTTTTATATTGGAATCACCAGTTGCGTTATTTGAAAGATTATAGTTTTGTAAATAGTTACCGTAGACTAATCTATTACCAACGATTTCTTGAGCTAAAGCTTTTCTAGGAACATTATCCCACGGTCTTAACAATTGATTAGAAGGTAAAACAGCGTGTATCATTTCTGTTGTTATAGGTAAAAACCCTTTTGTTCTACCAGCCCAACCATCACCTATTTGTATACCGTTTTCAACAACTAGGTCTTCTGAAACAGCGTTGTATTCGTCCCATTTATCAGGGTTGTAACCTCTTCTTTTTATAGTTTTTACAGAGTATACGTTTGGTGAGTTAGATTCTTTATAAAGCACGTCTATAGCAACTACATCTTCTGGCATGCTTCTTGTATGTACAAAATCTTTTATAGCTAATCTTCTTAATCTATTAACCATACCAAGATTATAACCTTCTTTAGGTAAATAAATAAATCTGCCAGGTAAAAATGCTGGTTGTGTAAAAGGAGAGTAAGGAGAATACTCACCATCTTCGTATTTGTATCTATACGCAAATCTAGGAAATTTAAACTCAAATAAAGCTTCTTCTTGTTCAAGTTCAACTATTAAATCAGTTTCACCCGCTATATCTTTGTTACCAGAAAGTATATCTACATTGTAACCTACAGGTCCACCAGGCCCGTTAATTTTTACTCTAACTTTTATAGACCTATCGTTTGACTTGTATATATTAAGAAAAGAATCAGGTGGAAAGTCTGTTCCAGACGCAGTGTTTATAGTTATATTAGGCACAAACTCACCGTCACCGTCTAAAAAAGTAATAGAAGATGCGTTTGTAACAGGTGCAGATAACTCACTACCACCAACTATACCGTCACCATCCCAGTCACCAACAGTAGTATCTCTCATCTCAAGAACAGGAGCAGCGTCAGGACCTTTTTTTATTATAGTTAAATGTTTTTCTTGTATAGGTATACTAACACCATTAATATCTAAAGCTGGCGTAAAATTATTTGGTATAGCGCCTATGCTAACATCTTTAACCATGAACAACGTGTGGTTATTAAAACCAGATGAACCAAGTTTACATCTTTGTATGTTTACTTTTTTAGGTTCAGAAAAGTTATCTGTCCAAAAAATAAAACCGTCCATGACATTTAAACCTGTCACTAGGTTTTCTCTTCTAAAGTTTAAAGTACGTCTACCGTAAAAGGCATGTCTATCTACACAGACAGGTTCTACTGTTTCTGATACATAATCATATTCTGCTATTACATCTGTTGTTGCTCCAGCAACCAACCAATATATCTTATCATTTTTTTCATCTGTTATCGAACCAACACAAACACTATCAGATGGAAAAACACTAGTTAAAGCAGTGTTACCCATAACAGTTTGTAAAGAGCCCACGTCTGAAGTGTCAGAAGTAGATACTTGTACATTTAACGCATCTCTATATTCACCATTTGGCACTAGTCTTTCATCGAGGTCTTTGTTCATCTTACCTCTTTGAAAACTATTTTTCATTTCCGGCATATTCTAGTGTTTTATAAATTTAGATTTTCCTCTTAATACCTGTGTAATTTCTTCTAATTTAATATTAGATAATCTTAATTTTGCTTTTCTTGTTTCAGCAAATCTTTCTTTTTTATATCTTTGTACTATGTATTCTGGTATATTTGATCTTGTCGAAAGTATACCATACATAATCCATTTGTACATTGCTTCTTCAGCCATTTTATGTACAACCATTTCTTCATCAGTTCCCAAGCTATCGCTTACATAATCTAGTATTATAGTTTTACCAGATATATTAGAACTAAAGTTTATCATATGTCTAGCGCAGTCAATATAGTAAACACCATTTGTATTAGCATGACTTGATTCTAAACCGTATCTTCTACCACTATGTGGCCAAAACGTATCATCTTGATAATCGTCTTGAGATTCAGACGGTACAGAAGATTTATACGTGTTCCATGTGTCAGAGTCTTTGTCAGATAAAACAGTATCTGTATCGCTAAAACCATCACCATTAACATCAAATAAAATATTACCATCTGCGTCTTGTTTATAAGGTTTTGGGTTTGAAGTATCTTGCGCTGGATATATAGGTCTTTGTATACCTGAATCATCTTTCCAACTTAACTTTACATAGTTTACATAATCATTTGGTAAAGGTAAAACTAATGATGGTGGAACTTCTAACTCCATAGATTTACAAGATTTAAAAGTATCAAAACTTAATTCTTGCAAAGCTCTCATTGCATGAAACTGAACATCAGTTCTATTTACTTTTGATATAAATTTATCTTCACCAACATAAACAATCATAAAGTTACTTATTATATCTTCTAGTGAAGTTACTTGATAATTGTTAGTTGTTATATTTGTAATACCAGTAACTGGATTATTCCAAATAGCTTGATCAATATGTATTTCTATTTTTACACCTGAAGGTATATCAGCCAAGACAGAGGTGTCAAACTCTAATATCCAACCGTCTGCATTGGTAAAATAAAAATTCCATCTGGTTACATAAATTGTATTTACTGGCGTAGAAGCTGTGTCAACTATTTTTTGAAGATAAATATCTCCGTCTAAATAAACTTTTACATAATTATTTATTAAACTAGTATTAACACCACCAGCTTGTATAGCATTATATATTTGTTGGTGTGCAGGATTAAATGTTTCAACAACTTTGGAAACAACATAAGTTAAAGTTGTACCATCACCTGTAAAAGTTTTTTTACTTTTATATTTTTGACCTTCATTTTGTTGTATTAATCCCATACTTTATGATTTTTGTTTTTGTCCTAATTGTTGTTCTTTTGTGTTAGCATATTGAACAATACCTTGATCTTCAATAATAACACCTGCTAACTCTAAGATTTTATAAACAAGTTCTGTTTCATCAGAAGGGTGATGTGGAAAGTGAAATGTTCTATTTGGAGCACCATTGTGTAAAGGTTTTTCTCCAACAACATCATAGCCCCATTCAACTCTAGCTGGCTGAGCAATATAATCACACACCACAGCATCGAGTATAACACCACCTACGTTTGCAATTGTTATTTGTTGAGCTTGATCACCAAAAACATTTACAGTACCATCAGTTTGTCTAATAAATACAGGTCTTTTGTTTGTAGGCATTAACAACGGTGCATTTTGCATTGTTATAAAATCTTTTGAACTAACTAACTTTGCTTCGTATAGTTTAAAATTGTTTGGATTAGCTACTGGTTGAGGAGCAAACGTTTGTGCATACTCTCTATGGTACACAGCACCTAATCTATATATATCACCTGGTAAATCTACACCAGCAACAACGGGAGTGTTGTTAATACTAAATACAGCTATTTTTTCATCAATCATCTTATCAGCGTCAGAATATTCTAGTTTGTTACCAGGCACGTCTGCTAATTTACTTCTGTCATAAAAATATTGTTCAAACACAGCCATAGCTGCTTGGTTAGCTAACAAGTTAAATTCTAACGGTGTTATATAACCACGTTGCTCTTTATTTGCAATAGCTAAAACTCTTTGATATACTGTATCTATATTTACCATGTTTTAAAGTTTTATTGAAACCTTTGGCTTAACCAGTTTCCATTTGGATTGTAAGGAAACATTTTGTTTAATTTTTCTTTTCTAGCTGCACAGCCACAATCTTTACCAGCGGCTTTAGCAACAGTATCAACAACTTTTTTTATACCAGTTGCTTTTGTAATTTTTTCTACTGTATCACCTAGTCCTTTTGATTTTGTCATATTATTATATTTTATATAGTAATGTAATCACCCCGAAGGGCGATTACTTACTATAAATTAATTATTGATTTAACCTTTTTTCAATATTAGCATATATCTCCATACCTTCGTCGGTTTTAAACCAAGCTGCTAAAGCAGTGTACGGGTGCTCATCAAACGGTACATTCATTAATTTTCTGTCATTAGAACCCCACATAAAAGTTCTTTGGTCAGCTGATAATTTAATAATACCATTTTCAGTAGCTTTAATACCAAAATTTCTAAGTTGTACGTTATCATCGTTTACTAATTCTAAGAACAACACAGGGTTATTCTTTGCGTATAGTAATAAATCTCTTCTAAGCTCCTTAGAACTCATCTTAGATACTCTAGAACCAACCTCAACACGCATAATAGCTTCTGCCATATCAATATCCACATCTCTAGCAGCTGTCAACGCATCAACTTCCATTTCTAACCAATCAATTTGATTTCCTGCTATTTCAACAGGCTTGTGCTCATAAAATAGTTTATCTTTGTGAGGGTGATATATAGATAATAATTTTTGTAAAACGGTTTTTGTTCTTTCTACAAAAAGTACACCATCTCTAAAAACTATATGCTCAGGTCTAGCATCACCTTTAAACTCGTCAACAAATACAGTTTTTTGATTAGAAGTATATTTTAGTTCTCTTTCGTAACCTTTTTCTTCATCAAACCAAAATATCTGAGAATTTTTAATTATGTAAGATAAAGGCTTCATTTCACCTTTTAAATAATATAATCTGTCTTTTATTTCCCACTCTGGTTTTTTAGGTTTTGGTGCTTCAACAACTGGTGCTTCAACAACAGGTACCTCTACCTCTTCATTTTTTGTTTTCTTTGCCATAATATAATATATAATAAAATTAATAAAATAAAAGGCCGAGGCCGAAGCCCCGGTCTTTTTATAAAAATGCTTACTTCATTAACATAAAGTTATTAGCACCTTGAGTAATCAAACATCTTTCAGATAAGAAGTGTACGTTCATCGCATCTAAAGAAGTTGTAGCTGCACCAACAGAACCAGTAACCCAAGTTTTGAATCGTCTGTTATCTGTTTGTGAAGCTCTATAACGAACATGTAAGAAAGGTCTCTTGAGATTTTTTCCTAACATTTCATCATAAACAGAAGATACACCAGCAGGAATCATAACCCCTCTGATAGCATTAACTTTGTCAAAGTCGTTAATTGAACCTCTAGTACCTTTGTCGTTTAAGTATTTCCAGTCAGACTTGTAGAAGTCATAAGAACCTCTTCTGAAACCAGAGAAACCTAAATTAAGTGCCATATCTTCTGAGTTGTTAAATACTCCGTAAGAAGTACCACCAGCTCCGTAAGAATTCATACCAGCTAACATGTCATCAATAGCTAAAGCAGTAGCTCTATTAGTGAACATCATGTTTTCTTCAATAGCACCTTGTCTATCAAACTCAGCAAGTATTGCATCGAACTCAGCTAAATCAGTAGCAGCATTAACACCAGTTACACCAGTAGTAATATTACCTCTTGATTCGATAGCAGCGAATAAACCTTCAGTACCTACGCTTGAAGCAGGATTAGAAGAGTCGTTTGCAAGTGCAGTGTCAACAACGTTGTCGTTAGAACCTTTAACACCTTCAATCATTGCCATCTCAATGTAGTCAGTAAATCTTGATCTAGTATCACCTTCAGCTTTTAAATACCACAGGTAACCTGATTGACCAGCTTCACCAGTTACTTCAACCCAACCAATTCTAGATGTATCAGAACCAGAAACTTGATAAAAGTCTTTCATGATTATTGGCTTGTTTGAGTAAGACTTGAAAGAAGGCTCGTTAGCAGTATGATTTTCACTACCATTGTAGTTGTCTCCTTTTTTGTACTCAGAACCATAAACCATAATAACAGCTAAGTCGTTATCAGCCATACCAATTCTAGTATCTTCTAAATCATTAGAGTTATACGGAGCTACAGTAATATCGTTTGCAGCACCACTAACTTTAATCGCGCTAACATAACCTTTTATTGTAACACTTTTAGTAGAGTTAGCTATAATAACAGTGTCACCTTGTCTAATACCATGATCGTTAGAATATGTAGCATTAGTATCAACGTGTCCTGATATTTCTACTAAATTAGCAGAAGCGTCCTTAATATTACAAGTGTAAGTTAAGTGAAGTCTTCCTTGCTCAGACCAAATAACCTGATCTGATTGCATAGCTTCTTCCGCACCTACTTGAGATAAGAAACCTGAAATAGTTCTTTTACCAAAAACCTCAGCTTCTTTCTCCATTAAGTCTGGAAGATACTGTTGAGACCAGTCGTTAGTCCCATTTGTAAAGTCTAGGTAGTTAGTTGAAAACGCTTGTTGTACCGTTGCTGGTACCGCGTTTAACAAACCACCAGGATTTGAAATTGCCATAATAAATAATTTTTAAATTGTTAATTTTTGTTTTTAATTTTAAACTTAAAATCAGCAGTGTTATCACCTAGCACTTTTACTTTAATTCCACCAGCTTCAACAACTCCGTGTTGTTGTCTAGGATCCATATTAATATTTTTTCCTTTTTCAACACTTTGTTTTAAAGCATCAGCTTGTCCTTGTTCGTAAAAATGTTTTGCAATAGCATCAGCGTTCATTGCTGTAAAAAAAGATTTATGATAACCCGCAGCATCTGACATCTCGTTGTTTTTATCAAGAAACTTTCCTATAAAATTACTTATGTCGCTTTGTGTTTCTTTAACTTTGTTAGCATCTTGAACGTTATACCTAAATTTCTTATCACCAACTTTATATTCAAAACCTTTGAAATCATCAGTAAAAAGATTATTTGTTTTTTCGTTAAAAATGTTAACACGTTGTTCTACACCTTTTTTAGTTTCTGCCTCTTCTTTTTGATATCTGTTGAAAAAATCTACAGCTTTTTGTTGCTCTGCCGTAAGTTTGCTTCCAGCTTTGATATCTTCGTAATATTTAGACTTTAGCCCGTCTAGGTGGCTTTTAGCGCTGGCAACTTGCTCTTTTAACGCTAATTTTTTTCTTTGTATTTCTACCTCATCATCTCTTTGTTCATCAAAAGAAAATTGGTCTTTCATTAAAAAACTAATTTCTTCACTATTTAAATGAGGTTTTGTTTGTTTATAATACTCTTCTAATAAAGATAGATTATCTAACTCACTATAATCCTGATTTAACTTAACATAGTCGTTTATATCACCGCCAGTTTCTTTTATAAATTGAACTAGCTTTTCTACATTTTCAGGTAATGGTTCTTGTTTTTCTACTTGTGGTTCTTCAGCTACTTGCTTCGTAGGCGTTGGCTTATCTTGTACGCTGTCGGAGATTTTTTCTCCGGTAGGTTTTTCATCTGTTGTTTCGATGATTTCTTCGACCACTTTTTCGCTAGTCTTGGATTCGTCGCGTACAGGAACCTCATCTGTGCTTTGCTCTGGAACGGCATCTTCTTTTGTTTTAGTTGTTGATAAATCTACTTTTGTTATAGTCGGCTCGCTTAAATCTTGTGCCGCCATTTTCATTTTTGCTTTAACTTTAGTAACGTTACCTTTGGTTTCGTTACCAACAGGTTGTTTTTCAACCTTTTCTTTTACTTTTATTTTACCAACCTCGTTATCTACGATTGGTGTTTCTTTTTTTTCTGCCATAATATAATATAATAATAGTTAATAAATTTACTGTTGTATACCAGGTAGTCCTACACCACCTCCTAATACGTCGTTACCTGAAGACTCAAAATTTCTAGGCGGACCACCATCTGTTCTTTGGTTTATCATTTCACTTTGTTGTGAAGCTTGTATCCTAGTTCTTTCGTCTTTACGGTTTTCTTTTTCAGAATCTCTATCTTTTAACGTTTGTACTTCCGCTTGCTTTAATTGCATGTTGTAATTAAACTCTAGCTCCATCAATTGTTTTTTAAGATCTGTTTCTTGCATCATCTTTTGACCATCAAATTGAGCTTTAGCTTGTTCTAACTGTATTTGCGCTTGTGTTAAAGCTTGTTGCTTTTGTACTTCGTTTTGAGCTTGTGCTTGTTGTTGTTGTATTTGAGCTTGAGACTGAGCTTGTATATTTTGTTGTTGCATTAGTTGATCACGCTCCATTTTCTTTTTTCTACGTATTTTAAGAACTTGATTAGCTAATTTTACATTTCTTATTTCTCTAACATCAATAGCGTCTTCAAGATCTATGCTTTGTTGTTGTAGCGCCATTTGTATGTTTTGTTCTAACATTGCTTTTTCTTCTTCATCTGGCAATAACTCAATAAAAATACCAAAGTCGTGTAAATGTAGTTGGCTTATTTCTTCTAACGTAGCAACGTTATGTATACCTATACCTCTTATAAAAGCGTCTCTTGTTGGTGAGTATTCTATAATATCAGAAACTCTAAGTGACAAACACTCTGCGGTAGAAGCTGTTAAAAATAAACCAGCTTGTAATATATGTCTAGTGGCTGTATTACTATTTGCAGCAGCTAACTTCTGTACGCCAACTAAAGCATATTTATCAGGCATACTACCATCTCTAGCTTCGTTTAATCCTGTTACATCACGAATCATTTGTAAATAGTAATTGTAATTAGCAATAAGAGCTTGCATTTTATTACCAGCACCTTGACCACCAGATATTTCTTGTATTGGAACTTTACCAGGATTCATATCACCCTCCTGGTTTAACGATCTACCAATTATACTACCTGTTTGAAAAAACATGTTTAATGCTTCTTGTGGGTTGTAGTTTGTACCGTTACCTAAATCTATTTCAGCTAAACCGTCAGCATCTAAATAAACACCATCTGGCACCATACGAGCTAAAACTTGTTGTAGTTTAAGATGTGTTAATTGTATCATGTCAGCAAAACCAGTTATTCTACTTACAATAGACTCTATCTTACCTTCATACATACGTGGTGCTACAATACTGTAGTTCATTTTAACTTTATTATAATCACTCTTAGAACGCATCATGTTTTTAGCCATTTCCCACTTTAATAATCTTTCTGTGCCTAGTATTAAAGCTCCTTCATATAAAGTTTCTATCGACTTTGATATTTTACTATAATCACCCTGCATTGTATCAGGCGGGTCAAAGCTATCATCTTTTTCAATTAATTTTTCACTACCAGTACCTGTTGTTTTAACTTTATAAACTTGATTCATATAAGTTTTGTAGTTAAAATATAACACTTGTAAAGTGTTTTCATCTTCCTTATCATAATCATGCCTATTGTTATAGTTAGATCTATTGTAAGATTTATTAGCCATTATTTCCTCTAAGTCTTCTTGTGTTAGATGAGGAAACTGTTTAGCAAGTTCATTTATAGGTATTGTTTTAACTTCACCTACATAATATATGTCTTCAAAATAAGGAGATTCTGTATAGGAATATACAAGGTTGGCTGGATCAACATACTCTACAGTTACACCTTCTGATGTTGTAAAGTTTGTTTTAGTAGCACCAATACCAATAGTTGCAAGATCGTAATAAAAACGTTTTTTAGTAAGCTCGTAATTACTACCATCTAAAAGCACGTTTATTGCTTGTTCGTTTGCTAGCTCAACGTTTTGTTTGTACGTTAGCTGCATGTGTAGTTTTAATTCTTCTTCTGTTTCTGGTAGCTCTTCTGGATCTGTACTGTATAAATCAACGTTAAAAGCTTGCATAGCGTACTCGTTTAAATCTTTTGCACGCATATCGTCTAGTATGGCTTTCATATAGCTAGTACGCTTGTTAACACCATACGGATCTTGACAATAGGCTTTTATATCATACATTCTTTGTGACATACCATTTACTAGTATATCAACAAATTTAGGTATAATAGGTACAGGTTTCCAGTCAAGATTTAAGTAGCTTAAGTCACCATTTATAGATAATTCGTCTTTATACTTTTGTATTGACTGTTCTCCTCTAGCGTATAATCTTAAATTATGAAAATTATTTACGTTAGATCTATATCTATTTAAATTTCTGTCTTCGTTAAACCACTCTTGTTCTATAGCTTTTGCAACTTTTAAACCATATTCATAGCTTACTTTCTCTGCATCACTAACAACTTGGCTAGGAAAAGAATTTGAATTTACCGATCTTGCCATATTTATTGTTTAATTATTTTCGACATATTACCCATGTTTGAATATTTAGATATGTGAATATCTAGTTTTGGTTTTTCTACTGTAGCGTTTGGTTTGTATAAATGTCTATTACAAGCCATAACAGCTAACCCACTACTTATTGTTGCGTCGAACTTTGTTCTTTTTGTTATATCAAATCTTGCCCAATCATTTAAAGTACCATTAAAACACATGTTACCAAAACTACCATCACCCTTCATACCAACATGGTCTTGTATATACATTTCAATAGCAGCCGCATGAGCTTGTTTTATATCTTCACTTGAGTTTGGTATACCACCTATTTCTTTTTCAGCAACAGATAGTTTATTCCAAACCTTATCAGGTCTGTTCATACTAAAACCTCTATAACCTCTACGTCTTAAATAATATAAAAGTCGAGGTTTATTGTTCTCTGCCAACATTGGCATACCGTAAAAAACTAACGCCATCAAAACATCTTCAAAAAATATATCAGCTGTTTGTGGTCTAGCTATATATTCTAAAAAAAACTCGTTTGCAGGAGCGTCTTCCATACTAAACTTAGTTAAACCGTGTAAAGCGCCTTTTGACCCTTTACCATCTACAGTTCCTGATATATCATAACTGTCACAACCAAACGCACCCATGTGCTCATTGCCAGGATATCTTACGCCATTTTTTACAATTATGTTGTTTTGTAAGTTTTGAGGAGGTGTCCAACTTATTTTAAATCTACCTTTTTGATCAGGATAAAATAAAACACTTGTATCTTTTACTCCTCCAACCCACTGAAAATTACCACGAGTAATTCCTAATGTTCTTGACATTTCTTCGTTGTAATCTATTTGTTCATATATTTTTACTAAGTTAAATATACTATTTAAAGCTTCATCTCTAAACGCGTGTTCTTCTGTTTTTGGAAACTGGCGGTAAAACTCGTTTAAAGCATCTTGATCGTTTTTTAAACCATCAGCTTCGTTTTGCCAGTGCTCTATAATACCATAATCAATTAGTTCACCGTCTGGGCCGAGTACATCTGTGTCAGGGTTATCAAATACAGGATATCCGTATTCATCAATAAATCCTTCGTAGTTCCATTCCATTGGGACAAACAAAGAGTATAAACCAGATTTTGTCTGGCCATTTCTATTTCTTTGTGTGACATCGCTTGCGTTGTAAAGTTTTTTAAAATTGTCTCCACCTTTATCTAGTGCGTTTGAGGTCGAGCCCATCATACATTTACCAACTATTCTACTACCTAATCGTAAACATGTTTTAGTTACTCGCCAGTTATTTAATATGTTATCAGGTCTTTCCCACTTACCACTTTCGTCGTGTACTAGTAAGTTAAGCTTTTCTCCATCATAGCTATTGTCACCTGTGTTTTTCCAATCAATAGTAGTATCAAGTCCAACCAAGTCTTCCTGCCTTTCGTTTGCAGTAATCTTTTTACGAGTAAACTTACTCGCAGGTACACGGTAAGCAAGTTCAGACTTAGGTCTGTCCATTCCATCTTGTATCGGTTTAAAGAAAAACGGATAGTTGACAGATATTGGTACAACTTTGTCGGTAAACATTTTTTTAGCATCAGCACCTGTTTTTGATAATATTCCAAATCTAGCATCACTTGATATTGTTGCTTGATTTACTGTTTCTGCAGAAGACATAAAAGAAAAACCAGAACGTCTGTTTTTAAGGTAACACATACCATAACATCTTTTATCTGCTTTGCAAGCCTCCCAAAATATATAAAATATTCTGTTTGCTTCTCTATAGTCAGGTGCACCTACATCTATTTTACTCCATTGTAAGTACATATAATGTGTACCTGTTATGTATGTTGGTTTATTATTATTCATAAACCAAAAACCTTCTTCTCTACGTTTAAACTCTTCGTCTATATAATCGAACCATTTATCTTTTGATTCTTCTGGATAAGCTCTCCAATCAAATATATTTTTAAGCTTTGATAATTCTTTTGGATATTCTATTTTTTCCCACTTGTTGTTTCTGTGCAAATACACTTTTTTCGGTTGAGCTGGCAACCCAATTCGCAAATTTTGAATCTCCACCACTTGTCCAATTTTTCCAGTTTTAGAGATAACCACGATATCATGTTCTTTATTATATCCATATTTCCATTTTTTACTTTTGTTAAGCCTATTAATTGTCGTCTTTTTTATAGGCTCTATTATTTTTATTAATGTTTGCTCGTATTTCATTTTGATCTTCCTTCTGCAAATCCTTTAAATACTCTTTCTTTTTTTTCTTCAGGGTCTTTGCCTTCCAAAATGTTTTCTTCTTCTTGAATTCTATTAAGTATTTCAAACGCATCAAAGATAGCTAGCTTTTTTGTAGCTGCAGCATTTTTTAATCTATCAGCAGAAACATCATCTTCTGTGTTAGTAATAATTTTTTCTTTTGCAACGTTGATAAGTTCTTCAACGGCTCTATGCCCAGCTTGGATTATAAGTTTCTTCGTTTCCTTGATATTCATATTTAATTGTAATAAAATTTGATAAAACTCGATATAGTCTTTCACCATCGACAATAAACTCGTATTCACTGTTGGGTCTAAAACCAATTAAATCACCAACGTTTACTGTTCCATCTGAGTACTTAACAATACCTTGTAAGGGTTTTTCTTTTTCAATATTAAATTTATCTGTAGCTTTTAAAGGTTTAACCCAACAATAACCTTTTGGTGTTCTCCACTCCCAAAATCTTTTATATAAAAATATTTGATCGTGGTTTACTAAATATGTTTTTTCGTCAAAATAACTTCTACTATTTTTTTCTTCACCGTTTATATTATGCCATCTACGAAAAACATTATGATGAACTATAACATCATCTCCGACCTCTATATCTGTTTCGCCAACAATTGGAGTTGATATAATTCTCGCTCTTCTATTTACATACTGATGATTAAATATTTCAGTATTAAGTATTAGTTCTGAATCACCAACTTTTTTACTATTATTATACCTATCTCCATTTGGCGTTACAACAAAGTTGTAAACACTTTTCATTTTTTAATTTTCTTTAAACCTATAGCTGCTATAGCCGCTACAACAATACATATTGGACACGGACACATATTAATATTCTAAGTTATATTCAACACTTACAGCCATGTTTTTGTTAAAGTCTTTCCAAGGCAAAACCTCGTTTTTCTTTTTTATATAAATAGAATATTTATCCGGCTCTTCTATTATATCACAAATAACATGACCGCCATACACTTCTTGCCCAACGGCATAGTGCATGGCATCATTTTTATAATTTTTACCTATTGATATTTTACGAATCAGCTTTGACATTTTCCTCTTCTTTTTCTGGAGCATAAGCTATTTCGCCTGTTTGAATATTAACGTTGTCAGTGCCGTATTTATTTACAAACTCAGTTCTTATTTCCTCCACATTAGCTTGTACCTTTTGCATAGCTACTAAAGCAGCATACTTTTGTACTTCTACCCTACCAACATCAGCTGTTAACCTGTCAATAGTTCTTATTGTTGATTGTAATTTTACTAACTCTTCGTCAGTAATTTTTTCTGGTTTAGTAAAATCAATTACTTTTTCTTTTTTTGCCATTTTATTTAATTTAAGTTAATTTAATTTGTTTTATTCTCCGAAATAACATATAATTCCTTCACCGTCATCTGTAGCTGGTTGAACAGATAACCATCTTCCCATATAATATCCAGCACCAACTACTACTTTAATATTCCCACCATCTGAAGCATTTCTACCACCAGTCCCGTGGTCTTTATCGTTTGGATTAGTAAAATACAATATTTTACCATCACTAACATCTACATTAGCGGATGTTTTAAATTGTTTCGCATTATTACCGTTTGGATCTAATTCTAGCACGGTTGTACCGTAAGGAACACCAACACCATCTACAAAAAAACCAACAGACATATTGTCTGCCACGTTGTTGTCCATTGTTACTACGTTAGCGCCACTAACAGCACCATCAATAGTGTCATTGTTAGTCCCTTGGTGAGAAGCAGCTTCTGTGTTCCAGTGCATAGAACTATCCGCGGCTACAACTTTTACCAAAGTATTAGTTGCTGCACCACCTGCTCCTGTAGCTTGTATTGCTATAATATATTTACCGTGCGGTGCTGTTATTTTGTTATCAGTATGATCAGTGTAAGCACTACCAGTTATTCTTGCCGTCCAGTCATTTGTTACTATTGCCATAATTTTATTTTTTTACTTTTTCTAGTGATCTACCGCCAAAATAAGCACCAATCACTGTTATTAATACTAGTTGTAATAAGTCTACCCATGAAGCTTTAACTTCAAATGATATAACCCCAGCATCGATAAATATCAATAATACCGTTGATACACATAGAAATATTAAAACTAGTGGTCTTATATTTTTACTTAGCCATGAGTCAGATGCCATATCAACCTTCCATCTTTCTGTTACTTGCTTTTGCATCTCAGCTTCGTAACCCATAATCATATCTTTAATTTTATTTTCTGCCTCAAGCTTTTCTTCTTTTGATGTATGTAAGTCGTCTATAACTCCACCTACATTTTTTATTAAGTCTGCGGCTCCACCTGCAAATAATTTATTTAACATTTTGTATATTTTTTATTCTTTTCTATCTCTCATTATTTGAGCTTCACGATCAAGTGTTGCGATAGTCTTCTTTAATTCTTTTCTTTTTTTATTAGCTTCTGGACTATTGTCTCCTTCTAAATCCATTAGTTCATTTTGCTCTAGAAAACCAGCTCTTTCGTCATAATCAATAATTCTTTCACGCTTATTATCACCTTTATAAACATAAGTACCTTCCATTTCATTTGGTAGCAAGTCTATGTTTTCTTTAGGTATTGGACCTTGCATTGGACCGTCTTTTTTCTTTTTATCTTTTTTAGCTGGTGAGTTACCGTAACCACTAAAGCCTTTCATTTTATATCCCATAATTTTTAATGTTTTTCCCATGGAAAATTTTTACTGCCTTCTGGCATCCATTTTCCATCGTATAGTATGTATCCGTTTTCTCTTGGGTAATTTTGACCGTCCCATGTTATATCATTGTCTGTATACTTAAGCCTACCTATTTTCATATCTGTTAGATGTTTCATTTCGTGAGTAAGTATTTCAGATTCTTCTTGACTACCAGGTGTTACATCTACACTAATAAATATTGTACCGTCATCATTAGCCTCACCTTGTATATCTTTGCCTAGTTCTTTTCTAAACAAAGGTGTGCCTGGCGCAGCCTCTTCTGTGTGGTTAGGAAACTTTAGTGTTCTAACCTTGCTATGTGTTTGTTTTGGTAGTTTAAAAGCCATTTTTATAATCCTTCCATGTTATCTAAGTCACCTGTTTTAGAAACTATATCTTGCACGTTCATTGCTTGAGCATTGTCTTTTTCTTCATTAGGATCGTAATCACCAGCTTCTTTTCTTGCTTGAAACTTACTCATTACGTCTTTAGCTCCTTGATGAACTCCTCTAGCAACAGTAGCCCAACCTGGTTCTCTGTAATCAAGCTCTACATTATCAAGCTTTGCTTGAGCGTCAACTAGCGCTGAATCACTAACTTTAGCTGGAGACTTTTTCTTGCCAAAAAAAGTTGGCCCTTTCATTTTATATCCCATATTATCTATCTTTATCTTTGATCATATCGTCTATAGCTTTGTTATAAACTTTATCTGTATATGATTCATTATTGTAAAAAATACTTCGTTCAGATGTTGGTAAATCTTCTTCACCTAAAAGTATTCTGTATATTCTACTTATCATTTGACCACATTTAAAAGATGTTTTAAACACAGAGTATTTTATACTAGTTCTGTTTCTGTGTCTCCATACTTCTATCCAACCATCTCTTCGTAGTCTTTCCCAACGGTTTTTGTCCCATGAATATGTATAAGTACCGTCTAAAAACTCTTGTCGTGTAAATCTTTTTTTACAATCTAAATAAATTAATAATTCTAAATCTGCATCTTTTAACCCGTAAGTTTTACAGACCCACTTTCGTGTGAGCCTGTAATACTTAAGGATATTCATTTCACGCAAATCTTGCGCGGTTAATCTCATTTATTACGATAACGTACATGAGATAATAGCATCGTTACCAGTTCCACCAGTTTTTGTAATACCACTAGCAGTGTGTATTTCAGCTAGCGTAGGTATTAAATCAAAAGGTTTCTTTTGAACAGAGCTAGGTCCAGTTATTTCTTGCATCTTTTCAGCTATGTAATCAGCAAGTTTATTAGCATTTGCAACTTTCTCATCAGCATCCGTCCCGTCCATAACAAAAGTTATTACTCCCTCTACTGTAGAAGCAGCGTTAGCAAATTTAATAGTACAAGCGTCTGCGTCAAGAGCCGCGCCATCTACCTCGTAAATATCTTCTACATTAATGTAAAAATGCTTCTTGTTAGGAGATGTAAACACACTACCAGCTATTACTGGAAATTTCATCATTTTCATAATTTCTTTTTTTTAATTAATAATTTGTTTTTGTTGTTAAGTTTTGTGGTTGTAGGTTTAAGGTTTTGGTTAATCTATTAATACCACGTCACCAGATCTGATAACTTGGTATAATACATCTTTATATTGTACACCGTGTCCGGCGTGTTTATCGTAATATACGATATCGTTATCTTTTATACCTTCAACTAAATTACCAGTTGAAATTACTTTAGCCTTTATATACCTATTGTCATCATCTATATTTTCAGTCAATATAAGTCCAGCTACTTTTTTAGGCTCTATTTTTATGTTTTCTACTATTATGTAATTGTTAACTGCTTTCATTGATTCTCATATTTGAAATTACACAATTAGCAGACATTATAGTAGTTACAACAGAAACGGAATTTTTAAGTGCAGATTTAGTAACAAGCACAGGATCTATGATTCCAGCGTCTACCATATTAACGCTTTGTCCGGTTACAACATTTACACCTAATCCTTGCTTTGGTCTTGGTGCTATTTGCTCAAGTCCAGCGTTTTCAAGCACAGTGTCAAAAGGAGCACGTATAGCGCTCAATAATATTTTTTCACCTATATTTTCCGCTTTTATATCTTGAGACGCATTTAACAACGCTACACCACCACCTGGTACAATACCTTCTTGTAATGCTGCTTTTGTAGCATATATTGCGTCTTCAACTCTATCTTTCTTTTCTTTTAACTCAACTTTAGAGTTAGCACCAACTTTTACCATACCAACACTACCAGATAACATAGCGAGTCTTTGTTGGTGTTTTTTCTTAATAAAAGGGTTTTTATCTTCTTTGTCAATTAACTTTTGTATAGAGTTAATTCTTTCTTGTAGTTCTTGATCTGGAGCTTCAATAGTTAAAACAGTATTCTTATCATCTGTAATAGCTGTATGCGCTTCACCTAAACAGTCTATGTCTATTAAGTCAAGATCATCACCTAGTTCTTCGTTTATTACTTTAGCCCCAACCAAAAATGCTAAATCTTCACAAGTATCGTTTTTAGTAGGACCAAAGCCTGGTAAATCAACTATATTAACCTTAATGTTACCTTTTACCTTGTTCATTAGTAAAGCAGCTTTAACTTGTTGCTCAACTGGAGCAACTATCAATAACGACCTTTTGTTTTTTATAACATGCTCTAATACTTTTTGTATGCGTCTAATATTAGGTATTTCTGACATAACGATCAATACTAACGGATTATCAAGCTCACAGACTTGTTTATCTTTATCAGTAACAAAATGTGGAGATGTGAGTCCTGAGTCTATCTGCACGCCGTCTACAATTTCAACGTATGTTTCCTCAGTTGGTGACTCTTCCATTAATACCACACCATCTTTACCTACTTTAGAATAAGCTTCTGCTATAATCTTTCCTAGTTCGTTATCATTGTTACAACTAATCGAACTAACAGATTCCAGCATATCGCCCTCGATCTTGACAGAAATCTTATTAAGGTAATCATTTATTTTTTTAAGACCTGAATATATACCGTCTTTTATTTCTCTCACAGTAGATTCTTCATTAAAACTAACTTGTTTTAACAAAGACTCAGCAAGCACGGTAGCTGTTGTTGTACCATCACCTGCTTCTCTTACTGTGTTTCTAGCAGCTTCTTTTATAAGTGTTGCACCCATATTTTCGACCGGATCATATAAGACTACGCTTTCTGCCACGGTTACACCATCTTTTGTAATCACCGGGTTACCTCGCGCGTCTTCATATATAACACATTTACCACTAGCGCCCAAGGTTGATTTTACTGCTTTTGCAAGTTTTTCCACACCTGCATGTATTTTACTTTTTGCAAGATCATCAAAGGTCAAATCCTTGACAATCTCACTAGGTTGATTGATCTCCATATTATATTAAATTAAATTTGATTAAATTGTTTTATTGATCTTTTTTGTAATCTCTTTTATCGTAGTTTTTATCAACGTTACCTTGTTTGTCTTTTCTTACATTTTCACCTCTAACGTTTGTTCTACCTTCTATTTTATATTTGTTTTTTACTTTATCTCTTTTACCTCTTGTTTTATTACTTTTCTTATCAAGTTTGTTCGACCGTTTGTTTAGCTTGTCAATTTGTTTTTGTAAGTCTTTGTACTCTTTAGAGTTTACATCCGTTATGTTGTCGAGTTGAGCTGTTAAATCACTTACGTAAGAATCTATTTCTGCTTTTTCGTTTTGATAATTTTCAATCTTTATATTAGCTCTGTTTTTCTTACCTTCTTGCTTGTCTAAGTACTTTTGTCTATTTTGAGCTCTTTTACTTAATCTGTCTGCTATAAGATCTTGTTTACGTTCAACAGAAACACCGCTAGCTATATCACCACCCATTAACATATTTTTCCAATCAAACTTTAAACCAAAACCTCCTTCAGCTTTTGCTCTTTGGTATTTATCAGCAAGCTTTTGTGTTTTTTCAGAATATTTTTCAGCTTTAGTTCTTTTCTTACCACCATCTGAGTCATAAGCTCTGCTGTTAAGCCTTCTTTGCTTAGCATCTAAATTTATTTGTGTTTTAGTTTTATATTTGTTTATATTGCTATCAAACCTTGTGCCATCAGCTAGTTTTCCATCATCACCATAATCATAGCCACCTTCACCAACATCTGTCTTAACAGAAGCATCTTTACCAGATATATTAGTGATTTTACCAGTTTCTGGATCAACAGTACCTTCTGGACCTTTTTTAACATTTTTCATCGTAGCTGTTTCAGCCTTTACATCTTCGTTCCAAGGTGTTGTTTCTTGTAGCTTTCTTTCTTCAGCAGCTTTTTTCTTTTTATAGTCTATCTCGTCTTGAAGTTTTTCAACTTTTGTTTGCGTAGTTCTTTTGTTTATATTAGCCGCTGGATCACCTAAACCATCATCGTGGTTATCTTTTAATGGTGAACTACCCATGTGTTTAAATTTAGGAGAATTTCCTGATCTTAGTTTAAATGTCATATTAACTTATATATTGTGAGCCGCCGAAATCATCTTGTACTTCAAAACCTCCTCCACCAGGTGTTTCTTGTGCGACATTGTTAAATATTGTTTTCATATCTTTTTTAGATAGCTTTTTATTAAAGCCGTGATCGTGTTTTTTATCATCACCAAAAAACGTAAACACTTCGTAAGGTATGCCTTTTTCTTTGTAATTTTCAGCTGTAACGCCTTTCATCATTTCTTCTACAGCTTTAACGTGTTCGTTAGTAAACTCCTCACCAGAAAAAGCATCGAATATACCTTGTTTTTGTAAAAAGTTTTGAGCTACCTTGTATCTAGCATAAACCTCTTGTGGTTTAGATAATTCATTATCTCCACCTCCTTTAGCTTTGTGCAATAAATTTTTAGTACCTTCTAGCATACCGTACTCTCCAGCTGTTACAGCGTGAGCACCTTCGTGTATGTTTAGATCATGTAATCTATTTTTTTGGCTACCATCGTTAAAGTATCTTTCTTGATAATAAATATTTGCACCTGGCATCAATCTATTATTAGTACTAGTTTTCATAATATTATCAGCATGAGCGTAATCTATATAATTACCTTCTTTGTCGTAAGTACTAGGTGCATTAAATATAGTATTATCTAACCTACTTGTTCTATCTTCAATTACATTACCATCTTTAGCATCAACTCTAACTATAGATCTTCCTTTATCTTTTTTTAATTCTTTTTCGTTTGGCGCTCTTAAGTATTCTGTGTTATTTTCGTTCATTGCTATTTCATTAGCAAGTCTTTTTTTGTAACCTTCAGACTGTAAGTCTTGTCTTAGCCAGTCAGCGCCACTTCCACCTTTTGGATCTATTATAGAACCGTCACTAGTTTGTTTATTCCACTCTTTTTCGTTCTTTTTATCTTGTTTTGTTGATATAAATGGAGATGATTTTGTTCTATTTGGCGTTACTGGACGTGAAGAACTGCCCAATGACTTAAATCTTGCTTTATTTCCTGATCTTAATTTAAACGCCATATATTTTTTTTAAAAAAGGGGAGATTTTACTCCCCTTTTGTTATTAACTAAATGTTTTTACAACTTTTGGGCCTTTTACAGCATCTAATTTTTTAGAGAAATGGTCAATACTGCCATCAATTGCAGCTTCTGCACCTTCTATGGTTTCTCTACGCGTAACATCGTGCCAACTTTCTTTGTTTTCTGGCTCAGAACACTCCGTTTGGTAAAAACCATTGGGTAATTGTGTTATTCGCCAGTTAGATTTGTCAGCTAAATGCTTCCATTGGTTAATAGTTTGTTCATTCGGTTTAATATTGCTAGTATACGTACTAGTCTTGTAGTATAAGTAAGTCATTTTGGTTTTATTTTTGGTTAATACTTATGGTATAGGGTCTTTCCCTATATTTTTACTTGTCTTCTTTTTTTCCTCCCATTAATTTTCCAGCAACTTTACCCACAGCCATCATTGTCATGGGATCCATTTTAGCAGGTGAATGCATTTTCTTAGTTGGAGCACCTTTACCACCGTCTTTTTTGCTAGCGTGAACAGCTTTTCTTTGCGCAGCAGACTTATATCCTTTTGCTGGAGAGTCATGCATCTTCTTAGTTGGTGATTTATGCATCTTTTTTGTAGGAGAATCATGCATTTTTTTCGTCGGAGCGTCGTGCATCTTCTTTGTTGGTGCATCGTGCATCTTTTTAGTAGGTGCATCGTGCATTTTCTTTGTAGGTGCAGAGTCAACTGCTGCCTTAAACTTTGGGTTACCGTCTAATTTACCAGCTTTTGACGCTGCTTTTAGACCTTTGTTGAATTTTGAAGGTGACGATGCTTTTTGTTTTATACCTGGAAGCGTGTGTCCCTTCATTTTAAAAGGTGTGTATGCCATTTTTGTTGTTTTTTTAGTTATAATAATCTTGTTTTTCTTTTTCGGTCATTTTATCAAGCTCTTCTTGGCTGTGATCAGCACCTGGAAAAGCTGGCGACCAGTTTTCTCTATGTTTTTTTATTGCTATTTCTTCTGCTCTTTTCTTAGTAATTGGTCCTAAGTCTTTTTCTTTTGCTTTTGTTTGTGCTTTTGTTAAAACAGTAGCTCTTTTTGAAGCTTTGTTTTTGCTTCTAGCTTTTCTTATAGCCGCTTTACGTCCACTAGCATCAGGATCGTTAGTTGTTTTAGTAGGTTTATCACTACCTGGCTCATTCTTATATTTGTTATACTCTTCTTTAGTCACCTTTTTACTGCCAATTTTATACCAGTAGTCACTAGATTTAGCATGACTATGCTTATTTGGAGAAGTACTTTTTTTATTTTTTATTTTCATAGCGCCTCCAATTACCGCGCCTGTGACTGCAGCCGTGGCACCTTTTGCTATTGCAGTGCCCATGTTTTTAAAGCTTGGTTTGTTTCCAGATCTTAATTTAAATCCCATAGTTTTATTTTTTCTTTTTAGCTATTTTAGCTTGGTTTCTATCAAAAATTTTTTTACCTTTTTCGTCAAGATCTTCACGTCTAACAATGTCTTCACGTTGTTTCTTTAAGAACTCTATATCTTTTTTAGTATAATTTTTTGGAAATACCTTTTTCATTTTGCCTTTGTAACTTTTAGGTTTAGGCTTAGTCTTTTGTTTTGTTGGAGAACTTTTCTTTTCTTTTACCTTAGTCTTTTCTTTTACCTTGGCCTCATCTTCTCTTATTTTCTTACCTCTTTCAGAATCTTCTCTTATTTCATCAACAGTTCTATATTCATCAGTACCTTCGTAAGTTGGTTGATCATCTTGCGTTACAACTTTTTTTCTATCTTTTTTACCTTTATCGGCATCTTCTCTTATTTCGTCGATGCTTCTATATTCGTCTGTTCCTTCGTAAGTAGGATCTGGTCTATCTTCTTTTTTAGTTTTCTTGTTGTTTTTAGGATCTTTTAGTTTTTTATCAAACTTAGCTGGTGATTCTGGCTTTAAATCATCTATTTGTCCCGTGTGTAGTTTACCGCTACTAGTCATAAAGTATTTCTTACCATTAGGATCTGTAACATAGTGTCCTTTTACACCACCATCAGTTGTGTATGCCTTGCCTTTTTTCCAACCTTTACTAGCATCGAACTTAGGTCCTACGCTGCTTTTCTTAGGTTTTTGCTTAATATGACCGGTGTGTGCGCCGTGTTTTATCATTTGATCAGCATCACGTTGAGTGAAACCTTCGTTTAATAAATCTTCTTTTGTTTTCTTTCCGTCTGTAGCTTTTAACAGAGGAGAACTGCTACCCATCATCTTGAAGTTAGGCTTATTTCCAGATCTTAGTTTGAATCCCATTTTCTTGTATTTTTGTTAGTGACCACTAATATTTGATTATTACATAGAAAAAAAGATATTTACACTTCACTGTGACACTTGCCTGTTACTAGGTATACTTTATAGGCTAATGTCATAAAAAAAAGTTATTATAAATATAGGGGTATAGTGTTGCTCCCTCCCCACCCACCTCTCCCTCTCCTACAAAAGTGACTTTTTCTAACCGCCCCCGGCTACTTTTTAACAACTATTTATCATTCGTACGAGAATAATACTATTTCGTTTTCACATTCTCATTACATATATATTATCAAATCAAATTTGTATTTACTTTGTATAAATAATATTTCACATTTTTATTTTCACATATTTATTACAACACAGTTACGAACTTATATTGATAATATAAATGTAAAACGAATAAATAAAATATTATACAATGAGAAAATGCGGGCAATACATACTAAGTAATATTATACACTAAACAAATAATGTACTTTTACAATGTAAATACGAAATGCTATTGATAATATAAATGTAAATAAAATAAATGTTAAATTAAAAAATGATAAGTTATGAAATTAAATGAAATTGTAAGTAAAAGATTTGTAGTAAGAAAAAGTCTAATTGGTAAAAATGCAGTAATTACAGTAAACTTCAAAAATGGTAAAACTGCAAAGTACAATCACGACAAAGTGTATGAAGTAATGTCAGACAAACTAGAAAAAATGCCATGTTGGTCAAAGTACAAAAGTTATACAGCAAGTAATAATGTGCCAGTAATTGCAAGAGAAATTTGTGAGTAATTAAAGTACTGGAAATTTATCTAATAATAACTACTCGTGAAGTGCTGATTAGCGAGTAGTAGATAGAGTCGTAGTTCCACTTGTTTAGCGACTTATAAAAAATGCGAATGAGTATTAGTGTGAATGGTTAATAGTAGTTCGATTCTGCTCCACACTACAATAAATGTTTAACTATTAAAATATATAATTATGAAAGTAACTTGTAAAAAAACTGGTAAAGATGTTACTAGCAAAGTAATAAAAGCTTTAGAAAAATCAATAACAAAAGGTAAATACACTATCAAAACTGTGTATTCAAGTGATCCACACTTAAATGATAATATGTGTGAAAGTTTTTACAAACAAAATACGAATAGTAATTGATAATATAAACAAAAATAAAATAATATTATGAGTAAAAGAGATTATATACTAACACCATGTGATTATGGTTTTAAAGTTGAAGTGTGGGATAGATATGGTAAATATGTATGTGTATACGAAAAAAGCGTAGGTGATGCTAGTAAATTTATAGTCGACTGGTGGGAAAAGGCAGACGAGAATAAAAGAAAAGACGACGCTATGCACAAAGCAATACTAAACTGTATTGAGTTAGATAAAAAAGCAGGTATATTAACTGGAAATAGAGATGGATTAGATTAAAATTAAATAATATGAAGAAAATAACATTAAGTGTAGCTGCACTATCAATAGCAATGATGAGTTATGGTCAAACTAAATGTAACTACAAGTGTGGTTATGAGCAAGATGAACTTGGAAATACTATACACCAATCACAATGTGACTTGTCAGAGTACAAGAATAATGTAAAGAAATTTAAAGAAATAGAGTATAGATTAATGGATTTAGTTGACGCTATCAAGATGGATATGTACTATGGTAGAATACAACAACAAAATGCCGAGTATTATTTAAATCAAGTTGCATCACTAATGATAGAAAACAAGCTACTAATGGCTAGTATTTACAAAAATGAAACTAAATAACAAACAGAAAGCGAGTGTCAGAAGGCAAGTAGAACTTGAGAAGGGTGTGAGACCACCAGGCACTCGTGTGTTTGTTAACAAGAAAAAATATAATAGAAAGAAAAAACATACAAAACAAATACGAGAGTAAATTGATAATATAAATAAAAATATGAATTGTATAAAATGTAATACTACAATACCTGAACCACGAGTTAAACTTGGCTATAAAGTCTGTGTGCAGTGTTCTACTGTCGAGCAGTATGGTTGTATACCCATAACTTATCATAAAACAGGCAACTCTATTCAAATAATGTCAAGCAGTGACGCTGCTCGTATAGCTAAGTTGACTCGTCGTAAAGGTTATGGCACAATGTTAGGTTAGTGTTGAGTGTACTAGTAAGTATCTCCTAGGCTCGTACCGAACGGCACTCATACTAATTTACAATACAAATACGAACTAAGTAAGATAATATAAATAAAAAATTATGAAAACAATTAAATTTCTAAAACCAAACTTAACAACTAATTTACAAAAAATAATACTAAACGGTATAACTTATAAACCTTATACTATTTGTATGCTCGCCGATACAAAGTTCGGTTTAAGAGATAATGAAGGTAATTCACTTGTTACAGAGTGGTTCAACTACAAAGGTTTAACTTATATAGCAGAATAATTATGAAGACAATTTACAAAGGCGACACCCGCTATGAAAAGGTGTATGAACAAATGCAACTGCTTGGTATTCAAGACGTTAGCACACCAAGACAAGTAAAAAATGGTACAGTAGTTTGGCGATTACCAATCAAGAATAACTGGCCAAGACAAAATCCTAAGTACATTGAAGTGGCTAGTTTCAAAACAGGTTATGTGCGTAATCAAAATAGTGGCTACAGCAACTATCAACTAAACAAAAGATGTCAAAGCGAGCCAACATACTATAAGAGTTATGAGTGGGTTGATGGCAAACAAGTGTGGGACGGTAAATACAGAAAGTTTGAGACAAGAGGCTGTGTACTAATACCAATAGAAATAGATAGATTAGAGTATTTAATAAAGTATTGTGTTAAAAACTATTACATTAAGCATGCTAATCAAGTGTCGAATGGTGATTACTATCCGAAGTGGATGTATGAAAATAGAGTTGCTGAAGCAGAATTAACAAGTAATAATACACCAGAAGTAAAAGTAATAGTAAACGGACATAAGTATAATGTAATATGACAGAAATAATAATAGCAATAGGTACAGGTATAGTTTTAGGTATTTATATAGCATCACAAATAATGAGTAACATAGAGTGCAATATAAATCAAAAAAACCTTATCAAGAACATGGAGAAATATGATGAAAAAACACGAGGTAAGGGTGGTAGCGCGTGAGATGTGTACGAGATGAACAGGCAGTGGATGCCATATCGAGCTCGATCTTACACTATAATTTGTCCATTTAGGACCATTGAGTGTATACTCACTTGGCAGAACGGCAGGATAAAGCAGTGGTTGTTTTCCTAGTAATGGCACGCAACATAAGTCCACCTACGATAGACCGGAACCACACCTGCCCGACCTCGTTTTTACAAAACAAATACGAACAAAGCAAGATAATAATAATAAATAAAATTAAATAATATGCAAGAACTTGAAAACAAAAAAGCTGCGTTAGAGCTTTTACAAAATGAAACTAACGACAAACTAAATGATTATAAGCAACAAATATCTATATTGCAAAAGCAAATAGATGACTACAACAAACCAGAACTAACACCAGCTCAAATAGACGATGTGCATCAAGCTATAGAAAATGCAGTTGAGAGCTTCAACTTTGATAATACAGATAACTATGAGTTTGAATATGGTATGGAATATGATGGTAAAGTATATTGCGAAACTATTGGCTTGCAGTGTGCTTATGAACTAACAGACCAAATATTTAAGTCTGTAGTAGAATTATTTAAAGAAGCTGATTGTCCTGAAGACAAAGAAGCTGAAGAATTAAGTGATCAATTAAACGTAAATGTATGAGACTAACAAGTAAAAAAGTACTAGAATATATGTCTTGGCGAACAGATGAAAAGTTTTCACATTGCCCAGACTGTATATCATCTGCTTGTAATGATATGTATGATAAGTTTACAAACGAGTTTACCGTACCTAATTTACAAGCGATTGATTTTATGAAACTATTATTCTTTAATGATCCAATAAGTGGCTTATTTACACACAGTTATGGCTTTCACACAGCAACAGGTAGACACATTATTGAATCACTAAAAATGAAATATTATGAATATGAAAACAAAAAGTAAACAACCTGTACCTAAATGGTTTCACGGCGAAATATACAAAGAAGGTGGAATTGTAAGAAATAGGTTTTCAGGCGAAGAATATGAGTTAAACAATGTAGAACTTTCTATGTATGACTTTATAATAGGTGCTTCAGACTGTATTGAAATGGGTATATTTAATACACCAAATCACGTACAAGAGTTAAGAAAAGGTCTTGACTGGTTTAGAAAACACAATATAGAAGCATACATGGTATTATTAGATTAAATTATGAGTAAAAATAAATGGAAAGGATTAATTTTAATAACTAATCCAAATGGAAATAAATAAATAAATAAATTATGAGTACAAGAGCACAAGTAAGATTCGCTACAAGAGAAGAAGGCGTGTCCTTTAGCGAACATCCAGAAAAATTTCACGCACAGTTTTATGTACACCACGATGGTTATCCAGATGGATTAGGTGTAGACTTAGCTACAACTATATTAGATAGTGGTAGTTGGAATGCAGTATCACTAGAAATAGATAGTTTAGATACAAAACGTGGTGATACAGCGTATATGTATTATATATGGCAAGCACCATTAAAAACTACTTGGATAAGTATTTTTGAGCTAAATCTTTTTTCAGAAAAAGGTGAAGAGTGTATATTTGTAGGTGAACCACAACAACTATTAGATAAATACAAAACAAATACGAATGACTAAAGATAATATAAATAAAAAAACAATGACTGAAAATGAATTAAACTCATTGGCATTAAAAATTGTTTCACGTATGGTTAAACTAAAGTCTATGGAAGACTGGTTTACGCACGTTAGCAAATCAAACTTAAGCTGGTCAAACTATGAAGACTTAAACCTTTCAGAAGAAGAAAATGCGTTAGGTGAGGCTGCTAAGCTAATGACACTTATGAACTTATGTCAAGAAAACGAAGAGTACGAAAAATGTGCTATTATAAGAAACAGAATGGACGAAATAAACAGAATATTAAGAAAATATAAATGATGAGAAAAAAACCAATGCTAGCTTATCCTGTAAGCGACAAACCAATTAACTATGACGAACCAGTATTTATGCAACCAAAGCTTGACGGCGTGCGTTGTCTTATACAATATGATGATGGTAAAGTTACAGCTTATTCACGTACTGGTAAAGTGTGGCAAAACATAGAGCACATTACTTTAAACTTATACAAGTTTTTCGATAAACACCCTAATGTAATACTCGATGGCGAGTTGTATAATCATGATTTTAAAGATGATTTTGAGTCTATAATATCTATGGTCAGAAAAACAAAACCAACAGCAGAGGACAGAGTTATATCAGCTAAGAACGTACAATTTCATTGTTATGATATAGTTGATGAAGACATGAGCTTTACTGATCGCTATAAGTTTTTGTTTGAAAATCTAAGAGATTCTTATTGTGTTAAAACTGTTGTTACATTACCTGTACCTACAGAATCTCAAGCTAAAGTTAATCACGATAATAATCTCGCGGAGGGTTACGAAGGTTCTATATTACGTACTAACGATGTATATCAATGTAAAAGATCACATAACCTTAGAAAGTTCAAAGACTTCAGCGATGCAGAAGCTACGATCGTAGGTTATCTAGATGGTAAAGGTAAAAGGACTGGCACGCTTGGCAAGTTCATAATGCAAGATGACGAAGGTATGGAGTTCGGTTGTCCACCGGGCAAAGGCTATACCTACAAGGATCTTGCTAATATGCTCGATAATATAGGCGACTATATTGGCCAACGTGCTACCTTTACTTTCTTTGAAAAAACTAAAGCTGGTAGCTACAGACACCCATTATTTAAATGTATTAGAAATTATGAATAGAAACGAACAACAAATGTATAAGGACATTAGCGACTTAACTAAAGCTTTGACTAAACTAGTAAAGATATTAGAAAAAATGGCTAAACAACAGTTATGAATATATTTTATTTAGATAAATGCCCTAAAAAAGCAGCTGAATTACAGTATAATAAACATGTAGTCAAAATGATACTTGAATCAGCTCAAATGCTATGTACAGCTCATCATGTATTAGATAACAGAGTTAGATTACTAGATGATATACCATATAAAATAGCTCATGTAAATCACCCATCAACTAAATGGGTAAGAGATAACTCATTACATTATGATTGGTTGTATGAACATATGATGGCTTTAGGTGATGAATATAATAAAAGATATAATAAAATTCATTTATCTATAAAAAAATGTTTACATTTGTGGAGACAACCAGAAAATATACCACATGAGCCATGGGAACAACCACCACAATGTATGCCAGATGAATATAAAGATAAATGTAGTATACAGGCTTATTGGAATTATTACATAGGCGAAAAACACATAGTAGCAAACCTTAAAACAGAAAAATTATATGAACGAAGACCTAAAGAAACGTATTGAGGAATTTAATAAAATTAAATATCCTCAAGATAATGAAACAAGAATAATTATTGCAAAATTAAAACCACAGGGGACTGTGACAACAGCCCCTAAATAATAACTAGTAACAAGCTAATGTCACAAGATAGAAATCTAAATTACTTAAATAATAATCGCATCGTATACCGTAGGCATCCGATAAAAGATACACCAGATATAAATAATGAAGTGTATATGTTTTATTTAAACGGTACATATGAGTGTTACGAACTATTTAGAAGTAAAGCAAAAATAAATACTTATAAGTCTCTTAAATGGCACTTGCTTGTACTGTGGTATTTAAACCCGCAACTAGACCAAGATAATTTTTTAAAATTAGCTGAAATTATCTGTGATAAGTCAAATAATTTTATTACATTTACAATACATAAAGATTTGTTACGTAAAATAGTATATGAAGTTAGTATGTGTGATTTAGATCAACCACCTAGAAACAAACTACGTAAAGTAATATTTAAACCAAATACAACTATAAGTAAAGAAGAAAAATTACGTATTGTAGGTGAGTTAATAGGTAGATCTAAACGTATACATACAGATGATATTTATCAGTGTATGCTAGACTTAAATGACATGGGTAAAAAAATAACAATGACAAGAATAGCAGGTTTGTTAAACTGCTCAAGTAGAACTATACATAGAAATATGTGTACAGATTTAAAAAGAGAAAAAGAACTTTTAAATAAGCAATTATGAAACATTATAATATACAGAACTATATTAAATATAAAAAAGATTTAGAACAGTCTATAAAAAGAATAGATAATAACAAAAAATATAAAGATTATACTAGAGATGAATTAATAACTTTATTTATACCTCTTGCTGAAAATATAGCTAGAAAGTTTGCAACAACACAACAAGCTTCAGGCGTGATGAGTATATTAGATTTAATACAAGAAGGTAGTTTAAACTTGTGTAAAGCTGTTGATCGTATAGATTGGCAAAAACTAGAAGAATCAGACGATCAAGAAAAAACAATAAAGTCTTTTTTATCTAAACGTATCAAAGGTGGTATACGTAGAGCTATTGACATTAACAGAGGTCAAATGAGATTACCAGAGCACATGTATAATGAAATACGTAAAAACTTTGGTAAAGATAAAAAGATGGTCGCTATGTTCTTTAATAGTATATTTTTAAGCATTGATAATATAAGAGATGAAGACGATACTTTATATCAAATAGAAGATAAGTCAGAACCTTATAACGAATTATTTTTAAATGCTTATTTAACTAGCTTGTTAAAACAACATTTAGAACCAAAAGAATACGAGGTACTAAGATTAAGCTACGGTCTTGACTGTGACAAGCACTCAGCAAAAGAAATAGCTGCTAAACTAGGTATCGAAGGCACAGGTGCTTACGTGCGCGTTTCACAGCTAAAACGACAGGCTGTAGACAAGCTTATAGAAAATGTAGATCACTCGCAAGTGATTGATTATCTGTAAGTTACCATTGTAAATTTAATAAAATACGTGTAATTATATACATACACCAAATACCAAAAATATGAAAGAATTAAACCAAAAATTAGCTGTCATACAGACAAAACTAAAAGCGAAAAAGTCTTCGTATAATTCGTTCGGCAAGTATCACTTCCGTAAATCAGAAGACATCTTAGAGGCTATAAAGCCTTTCCTAATCGAGCATGGCGTTACGGTTACTATTAATGAAGAACTAATAATGACCGATCCTGTTCCAACAATCAAATCAACAGCAACAATATCAGATGGCGAAAATGCTATACACGCAACTGCCTTAGTAGGTGTAGACCTTAATCAAAAGGGTATGCAGACTGCTCAGCAATTTGGTGCGGCATCAACTTACGGTAAAAAATATGCTTTAGGTAATCTATTGCTTATTGATGACACTGAAGATGCTGATGCTCAAAAACCATCTAAAGCCGTAGATAAAATCAAACAAGCGGCTAAACCAGCTATAACAGCAGAACAGTTAAAAAAAGCTAAAGAATATATAACTGCTGGTGGTAACATAGAGGCTATTGAAACTAAGTACAAATTAAGTCAAGCAGACAAAAAAGAGTTATCTGCTAAATGAAAAAACTATTAATAATATTTTCTACAATTTTATTTGTAGGTTGTATTGAAAACAAAAAACAAATGGATAAAGAGCAAATACTAAAAAGGCTTGAGAATGACGAAGATTATTACGGTGAGTATGGTAATCAGTTTTTATCTAACTCTCATATAAATAAGTTATTAAAAGACCCTTTAAACGTGTTTAAACCTAGCAAACCGTCACCAGTATTTTTAGTTGGTGGATATTTTCACACGTGTATATTAGAGCCAGACAAAATAGATAAATATAAAGTTATTAAGTCTAGCACTAGAAACACAAAAGAATATAAAGATATAAGTGGCGGTGAGCTATGTCTACTACAAAAAGAAGTAGACGAAATTGAGTTAATGAGAGATAAACTTATGGCTAACAAGATATGTAAAGACCTTATTACATTAGGCAATGTAGAATACGAAGTACCTATGGTTACAGAGCTATTTGGCAATATGTGGAAAGGTAAGGCTGATATTGTTAATCATGACGAAAAACTAGTTATTGACTTAAAAACAACTGCAGACATTGATAAATTTCAATGGTCAGCGTCTAAATTTAATTATGATTCTCAGGCTTATATCTATAGTAAGTTATTCGGATATGAGATGCTATTCATAGTTATTGATAAAACCACGCACACAATAGGCATATTTGATTGTTCACCTGAGTTTTATAAGCGTGGTGAATACAAGGTGAGTAAAGCAAGTGAGGCTTATGACTTGTTTTATAAGACCAAGGACTTTGATCCTAAACAGTTTTTCATAAGTAAAACCCTTTAAACCAATAATTATGGCTAGAACAAAAACAAGAGTATGTGACGTAACAGGTATGAAAACTTCTGAAAAGAATTTTTATAAAAACCAAAGTCATGTAAAAGCTGTAGATAATATCAGAAGAAACACTGGTGCTACAAAAGAACAATTAACAAGAATGTTTAACCAATTAAATAATTATTAATATGGCGAGTATTATTAAAACAAGTATTAACCTTAATAACATACCTAAAGAAAAGATCTATAATGGTAAAAAAGGTAAATACTTACCAATTACAATTACGCTAAACAACGAACCAGATCAATTTGGTAATCAGGGTCCTGTAGTTGTAGAACAAACTAAGGA